AGGCACAAGCAAAAAAGTGGGTCTTACTGAAGCGTTCGAAGATCGTAACAGCAAAGGATATGCGTGGAACAATCTCATGTTACAGAGATGGTCTGACCACAATGGACAAGAACATCGTGTGCTAGAAGATTATGAACGCAATCGTCGACTGATTGATCTAAGCCATCAGCCTGATGACATCAAAGAGATAATTGTAAATACCATCACCACTGCTACCGCTGAACAAAAGAATGTCAGTCAAGTTGGTATAAGATTAATCAAGTTCTGTAATCTATGGGATTTGAAAAAGATTGCGGATCAGGCACAGAGCTATGCAGAACCACTCAACGCCAGATACACGAACTCAGAGATTGTGACATCATGATCACACCACAGGAGATAGGAATGACAGACATCCACGCAAAACCCATAATCGCAAATAAATTTTGGATTGTAGAAGAGAACGGTGAGAAAGTTGCCACTCTGAGAAAAGACGATGACAATAGATTTTTCATGAGCAACGAGTCAGGCGTGACCATCTATGAAACCAAAGACAGCCTCACTCGGCAGTTTGGTAAAAAGTTTTTCACTGTAAAGATTGTCAAAGAAGCAGACACAGCACTACCTAATGAAGTTCATGGTTATGCCACAAGTACCGAACCGCACAACGCCATGTTTGACATTAGAAAAAAATTACCTCTATTTACAAAAAGCAGCGATTCAAAAAGTCTTTACTGTGCAGGATATTACTGTATCAAATTTGACAAGGGTTGGGTAAAGAGTTTTTGTCCAAAGAAGATCACTCTTGAGAGGTATCCTTACAAAGGACCGTTCAAAACAGATTTAGAAATGAAACAGGTGCTGGCTAATGTCACAAAATAACTTACCGGACACACTGCCAACTATACAGAAGCTTATTCAACGTACCCAGGTAGCTGAACGCAGCCAACAAAAAGAAATACGGATTAGTCTGCAAGAAGCACGTGATCTAACCACAGAGTTAGCACTGATGACATCTAAACTAGGTCAAACGATCAGCGAAATACATCAAATGCTGGCAGCGATCAAAGAATCTACCACACAAATAGACGTTAAATTCGACGGCGGTCAGTTCTAAAAAACATAAATATATACGTGGTTAATTAGGAAACACGTATATGAGTAGGCCCAAGCCAAAAATTCTTTTAGAATATGCCAGTAAAGAAACCTACAAGGTCGAGCAGATCCTTGACTCAGAAGCCATCTGGGCTGTGTTCTACAACGGCCAGCCATTCAATCTCAAAAGCGGTAGTCTTGTAGCCAGCTACCCTGGACCAAAATATAAAAAAGTTTCATTTTCAAATCCTGGTCACGCACACAATCTTGCCAAAAAGTTGAATAGGCTGTTTAAGACCAAAGACTTTGCAGTTTTCAAGCTCACTGCTGGCGAAGAGATTAAATGACATGAACAAAGATGCCTATACCAAGGCGTTCTTGCAGGCAGCAGAATTACCCGTTGATGAAAAAACAATCAAAGAATACAAGGCCGTATGGTGGTGGAGTTTCCGAAACAAAGATCAAGGCGGTTTACGATTAACTGACCAGGCCTTGAAATTTATTGAAGAATATGCTAAAATAAAAACTTACAAGATAGAATTTCCCAAAGAATTTGCATTTACTCCGCAAGTGCTGCTTTGGTTAGACAATTATATCGATTCACCCTTTTTTGTCAATAAAAAACACATCATAGTTATGAAAGAAAAAGCTGCATTTGAGCTGTATCTACTCAGTGGTGATGTTAGAAAGCTAGGTCACAACAGAGCCATGAGCAAAAGACTTAGCCAAGAATCCACCCCCGAATAATCCCCCTGTATAAATATTTTCACTATGTTTGACCTTAATCCAATGGACGTACTACAACAGCGCAAGCTGAAGACTGTGGCCCCACATTTTACTGAATTGAATATTTCAGATTCTGAAATATTTGAAGGTATCGAAGATTGGATCAAAGTCAAGCTCAAAGGCAGATATTATATCTGTAAAAAACCTGCTCTGGACAAGAGTGGCAATCTCAGATCCACAAACTTTGTGGGATTTGAAGATCAAAAAGAATTGACCTATTTCATGCTTGCATGCCCACACCTAAGGAGAAACTAATGTCAGAAGAAGTCAAAGAAACAGCAGTACCCGCCGAAGCCGCAGCACCGGCAGCAGAAGCACCCGCAGCACAAGGTCCTGATCTCAATATCAGTGATTTGTTGGCTGTGAAAAATATCATAGAAGTTGCAACAAGCAGAGGAGCGTTCAAAGCAGCAGAATTGGAAGCAGTTGGTAAAAGTTTCAATAAACTAAATTCCTTCCTTGAAGCTGTATCTAAAAAGGAAGCCTAAATGAGAAGCTTAAAACACATAGGAAGGATTCAAAACACAGGTGCCAAGGTATTGGTAGTGTTTAGAACTCTGCCCGGAGAGTCAAATATGGCTCTGGTATTACCTGTGGCGCAGTTGCCAGATCAATATCATGATTCAATCATGACTTTGGTAGAAACCGAACAGGCACAGGATGCATTTGAGTTTGGCGAAATCATGCACATACGCCCATTTCCGGATGGCAGACCTATGTTGCGGGCCATGCAGGCAGATAATAGACTGGTAAAAGTAGCTACAGATACCGTGATGATGACTCCTACTACCAACGACACTGTGGTTTTGGCCAATCTCAACACACTAATAGCAGAACAGAAAAATTGTACTGTAGATGATCTATGCACTTTTGTGTCAGGAGCTCCTAAAGAAAAAGTCGAAGTCACTGATGTAGCTTCAGTAAATGACACAGCACCCGCAGTTGATTCCGATATTCCTGCACCTATCAGAGCACAAGCTAATACTAACTCTGCACTCAGTGACAAGGATCTAGCAAAGTCATATCGCAGTCAGGCAGATGCCATGTACAAAGAAGCAGCAAGATTACGTAAAGAAGCAGAAGATCTTGATCCCACAGTCAAGAAGGTTAAAAAGGCAGAAGAAACTGCCGATGCCTAATCCGCTATTCAAACCTCCGCGCCACCTTGTAAAAGAATGGCCGGAGGTTTTTGAAGACCTCTACATGAACACCATGCCTGTGGCCTATCTGGATTCAGTGAGACTGGATTTCACGGATGGCAGAGTGTGGGAGATCGATGTGAAGAATGAATTGATCAAACAGACTCCGGACGGCATTGCCGAGGTACTGCTCAACACACTCAATGAATACAAAGACGAAATCAAAAAGATTGATTTCAAAGTCGATGTAACCCGGCTAAAAATCGATATTGCCAGTGAAACTAATAAACTATTTTAACTGCCATGACAAAAAAGCATTGTTAGTTGGCTGCGGATCTACTAATGACAAAATCTGTATTAATAATTGGCGGAAATGGGTATATTGGTTCAAAACTAATATACGATTTACATAATACCTATAATATACACAGCGTTGACATTTGTTGGTTTAACACCCCGGATGCACATATTGAAGTCCGTGACTACCGACAGCTAACTAAACAAGACTTATCCAAATATGATGCAGTTGTTTTACTAGCAGGTCATTCATCAGTTAAAATGTGTGACGGTCCAGTGTTAGCTAGTTGGATCAATAATGTTAATAATTTTATTAATTTAGTTAGCAAGTTAGATAAATCACAAACATTAATTTATGCCAGTAGTGGTAGCGTATATGGTTCTGGAAATATTACCTCCATCGAAGATGTTACACTACAGTTTAAACCAATCAATAATTACGACCTAACAAAATATTCCCTTGATGTGCAAGCTGAACGATTTATTAAAGACGGCTACAAGATAATAGGGTTAAGATTTGGAACAGTCAATGGATGGAGTCCAAATCTTAGAGAAGAGCTAATGATAAATTCGATGACTAAAAAATCATTGTATGATAACACAATCTCAATTAACAATAAAACAATCACCCGTCCAATTTTGGGTATAAATGATATATCTCGTGCTGTTGTTGCTATAGTAGAAACTCCAGTATCTGGAATTTATAATCTAGCCAGCTTCGCTGACACGGTAGAAAACATTAGTGGATGCGTTGGCAAACTATTGAATGCAACTATACAAGAAACTATTAATGTGTCTGGAGCATATGATTTTGTAATGGATACTAGAAAATTTGAAAGAACATACAATTTTAAATTTAATGAATCAGTAGAATCAATTGTCAAAGAGATGGTTAATAAGTTTGAAAAAACAAATTTTACAAATCGCAACCATTTTATCAAATATGAATAACGCGATAGAAAATAAGTCTTGTCTTGCATGCGGCAGCAATAACCTAGCAGCATCGTTAGATCTAGGCCATCATCCTTTAGCTAATAATTTGAAGAATGAACCTTCAATACAGAACATCTATCCGCTAGCAGTAAATTTGTGTACAGATTGCTATCACCTGCAATTAACACACACTGTTGATCCTGCAATCATTTATTCAAATTATCTGTATGTGGCAGGTACAAGTAAAACTCTTGACCAATACAGCGATTGGTTTGCTGGCTATGTTTCTGAAACATTAGAACGTAAAACCTGTAATGTGCTAGACATCGGATGCAATGACGGAACTCAATTAAATCATTTTAAGAGTCGAGGATTTAATACCCATGGCATTGACCCTGCAGAAAATATCTATCCTACTAGTTCAAAGAATCATAATGTTATTTGTGATTTCTTTGGTCCCGGTATAGTAGAAAAAGTTCATCACAACTTCGATGCTATCACGGCACAGAATGTATTCGCACATAATCCAAACCCTTTAGAGTTTTTAGAAACAGTTAAAAAGTTAATGAGTGAACATACCCTAGTGTTTATTCAAACTAGCCAAGCAGACATGGTGTTGAACAATGAGTTTGATACCATCTATCACGAACATGTAAACTTCTTTAATGTTAATAGTATGAACAAGATAGTTAACAGAGCAGGGTTAGAATTAATTGATGTGATTAAAACACCAATACACGGAAACAGTTACATATTTGTTATAGGTATAAAAGGCAAAGCATACAATATTAAAAATCTAATCAGCATGGAGTCAAAACTTACAGATATGCAGACCTACGTAAATTGGCAAATAACTGTAAAAGAAAATACAACTGAATTAAAATCAGTTATAAAATCTTATATTGATCAAGGTTACAAAGTTATCGGGTACGGTGCTGCTGCCAAAGGTAATACCTTGCTTAACTACATTAATCAACCGTTAGACTTAATTATTGATGACAGTCCTCTAAAGCAGAACATGTATGCTCCGGGTACAAATAGTCCTATTAAATCTATAGAATCTTTAAAAGAATTTAGTAAAGAAGATAAAATTTTGTTCATACCACTAGCATGGAACTTTTTTACTGAAATACAACAACGCATCAAAAAAGTTCGTAACGAACCACAAGATCGTTTCTTAAAGTATTTTCCAAAGGTAGAAATTAAAAATGTATAAGTTTCCAGTAATTGAGTTGGTGGATCGTTATTGTATTGCCAAACTTAAATTTACCAAGCTAGGTGATAACGAAGAAGAACTAGATTTCTACACTGACCAACTGAAAGATTTAGATTTAAATCTAATCCAAGAAGATCTAGATAGACTCTATAATGTACATGCCAGAGTCTGGGAGCTTGAAGATGATTTCAAACGTTATACAGTGGAGCACAAGTATAGTTTAGAAGAAGTGGGTCGTCGAGCAATTCATGTGCGTAACATTTTAAATGAAAGATATATTCTAAAAAATAGAATGGCTGAATTATTAAACGACCCTGTAAGAGAAACTAAGAAGTACGGTTAATTTAGTGGATAGGTCCACTTGTTCTTACTGGCAAGTACGTTATAGTTGTAGACAACTATCTCTTTAGCAAACTGCAGAAACTCTTTTAACTCTTCAGATTGTAAGGTACACAACTTTTTTACTTCTTCCATAATCATAAGAGTTCGTTTGACATCATCTTCTTCTTGATCGTAAGATTCATCAATCCATGGACTGAATGTTTTGTAACCCAAGTCATGCAGCTCTTCTAATGATCTAGGCATTGCAACTAGAATAAACGGGTGTTGATTTACAATAGCTTTAAATGTTTTCTCACTTAATATCCTACCAGCTCCTGTAAAGCCTTCATCACTGAAACCGTTGTATGCCGCAGTTTCTGTAACTAAACTGAAGTAACTATTTTCGTACATCGACAAGTGAACTTTGTTCACTTTAGCAGGATGCACCATATGGTGAGTCTCCGGAGTTGTATCAAGATATATAGGAGTTAATTTACATATATCATCTTTATAGGCACTAAAGAATATACGTAGTTCTTCTCTATCAATTAACTGATTATACCAGTGCTCTGGATCTTGCGTAGGATTATCCTGTAATCTTACATTGTAACTAACATAGCCACTACGTAATAAATTATTGGTCTTTAAAAGAAATTGTATTGCAGTTCTATGTGGCCTCGGTAATCCGTTAAAACTTAAAAACTTTTTAGGATATTCTTTGTATTCTAAAGTATTCTTAGCAGTAGTAAATGAATTTATTACTTCTCTAGCCTCTGCTTCAAACTCGATCATAAATTCTGCTTTAATTTGATCACAATTTTTTTCTTTACTTACAAATAATATTTCTGCAAGGATGTCTGGGCTGTTTGATAATAACAGTATTTGCTCAGGAGGAATATTATATTTGATAACAACGCAGTTATATATGTCTTCAATAATACGGTGGTAACCGTGTTGAGAGTTACAAAGGATAAGTGTTACTTCTTTATTTTTTATTTTTTCTATAATGTCCAATGGTAGTAAACTATCAAGGCAAAATTTAAAAGAATAAGAATTTGCAAATTCTATAAACCAATAATTTTTATCGTCATAATTTCTTATCCAACTATAACGGGGATGGTGAGATAAGAAGACAGTCCAATCAACCGTTGGCGGTTGTTCAAGTGCAGCATGTCGGATGATCGGAACTGCTGTTTTATTTAAAATACTCATTTTTTACTTTTGTTATTAATTTCGTGGGTAAAAATTTTATCTATACTGCTGACTTTTCCACAAGTATCTGCACAGTATGACAAGCGGCCATCTTCGACACGGTCGATGGCCCAGCTATCTGCAAACACACGATCTAAGTGTCCACCATCTAAAATTTCTTCAAGTGTATGTTTTTCTAAACTAAAATGATCCCATCCGTAATCATTCATGTGCTTATGTAGTTGGAGCGTTCTTGTATCAGTATACACTCCATTTAAATGTGTACCAATATAGCAGCACGGCATAACACGACCAAAGTTGTCTACAAAGATTTCTTTTCCGTTATCCCACCCTTTAGATTTACAAGAAATGCTACAACTATTATATTTAGAATTATCTTCTTTTAGAATACGATCTTCGTAGACAGTGTTAACCTGTTCTTGAAAGTAGTCACCTATATCTTTATTTTCTTTTAACCGTTTGTAGTCTTCAAATTTAAAAGTCTCGATATTCATTGGTTCTACACCTACAGGATTTTCTAAGTTTCTGTTCTTAGGATTAGTAGGAGCTTCGATGATGTACTCTAGTTCTCCATCTTTATTTAACACAGCCATGGATTGTAAATGTGTACCGTTATCAACACCAAGTGACTTTTTAGGAACAAATTCATTGAACTTCATCTTTTTTGAAAGTTCTTGTGCTTCAAGTATTTGATGTTCGTTATGTTTGAAGATTAGGTAATCCCATATAGCAGTGCCGCCTGCGTCAATAAATGCTTGAGCATTTGCGATAACTGCATTCCATTTAACTTTTCTTCTATATAGATGATTGGTGTTTTCTAATCCATCAATACTAAAAGTTACTGACCAATAGTTATGCATACTGCGTGGATATTTAGAAAATAATTTTCCAAGTTCTGCCCACCATTCTGGGTTACGCATGCCGCCATTAGTGTTTACTCTGACTGCGGTATTTCTAGATACCTCGTTAATGTACTTACAAATTTCTAACATGTCTTTAGCAGTACACGGATCTCCGTGTACTCCACAGAATAAAATTAGATTACATTTTTTAATAATTTCGGGAGGAAAGTATTTTTTAAATTGTTCTAATGAAATTTGTCCTATTTCTAAATCTGGTCTAGTTAGCGGACTGTTGTTGTATGTTCTAACACACATCGGACATGCGGCATTACATGCATTAGTCAATTCAATGTGCATTTGTTTTAATTCGTGTGTATTCCAAAAATTAGACAATTTATTTTCCAACTATAATTGCATATTCTTGGAAAATTTTATAGAAGTCTTGCTTTCTATAGTCGTCGTGTTTTTTAACCACGCTAACAAAAAGATCCCATTCATGTTTGTTAAAATTTCCGTTCTTGATAAATCCAATAATTCCTTCTAAGTGGAACCATGCATCGGTATATGATTTTGAAATTGTATCTAATTTTTCTAATACTTTTGCTTTGACCTCATCAGGCATAATACTAACATTATAATGTTTAGGCCCATGGACTAAATTTAAATAAAATCCAAATTCATTCCAGTTGCTGTAGTACTCGTCGAGAACTTCTGGGAGATAAAATATATTTAGATTACTAAGTGTTATGCACCAGCTTAGTGATAAATTTTTGTGCTCATGATTAAACAGAACGGCACTTCTCATATTTGCTTTAACTTCGTCCCACACCGCTGGATGTCGCATGTATTCAAATCGATCACCTATACCATCAATACTAAAACTTAAATTTACAGATTTAAAATTTTTAAAAAGTTCTACATCCACTGGCCAAGTTGTACCATTGGTGTTATAGTGTAATTCGATATCATTTGCATACCCTTTATCAACACATATACGAAGTATTTCCCACATCTTTTTACTTAAGAATGGTTCACCACCATAAAAATCAAATTGTTTAATAGTGGATAAATTTTGTTTCAAATCTTCCCAGAACGGACTATCTTCATCATATGTTTGATGATACTGTTTCATATTAGCACTATAGTCTTTAAACGTGATAGTTTTATGATTTAGATCGTAGTCTTCTTTCATCCACATTGAACTAATAGTAGAATGACAAGTTCTACATTTGATATTACATGTGTTCCCCAAGTTTAATTCTAATTTTGCCAATCCTTGGTAAGGTTGCCTTAGGCCTTTGGATATTTCATGATTATATCTGTCGTTATCTCTGACACGTTTACTTTTTCGGCCGCCATCCTCTTCTTCCCAACATAATCTACAACCAATGTCTCTAATTCCATTGTTTAAGTTTTCTCTAATAGATAGAGCTTTAGGATTATTAAAATTTTCAAGAATACTAATTTCACCTAATCTATTCTTACCGCCGTAGTTATTCTGAAACATACAGCACATTTTAGTGCTACCGTCATTGTTTCCGCTCATGCCGTGAACTGCGTTTACACACCATGTATTTTTATTTTTTTCATTTATCATAATTTTCGTATGTTTGTTTACATAGCTGGTAAAACTCTTTGTACTCTGGAAATGTCTTTAACAAGTCTGTATTTAATCTCTTATCATTTTCTGTAAAGAAGCTATAAAAGTCTCTACGGCCTGCACGAATCTTTTCCTCTGGAATAGTTTTGGCCTTCATGTAATCTGTTACACGTAGGAACTTTTCATATTCTAAATCACTTAACCATTCACTGTCTTTGATAAACTGCAATGTATCATCCATATGCTGAATGAAATCGTCTGTGAGAATATTAATCATCCAGTGGGGAGGTTCTTTTAAGTAAGGAGTATCAAACTTAATAGCATCGCGTCCAAATTCTTTTCTCCACTCGATAACTTTTTCTAGCAATGATTTGAAGTTGGTAACACACAACACATTAAACGTACACATGAAGTTCACACTAGTGCCTGTGGCGAGAACAGCTCGCATGTTACGTTCCCAATGAACGCAATCTAAACCTGTACGCATATACTCTGCTTGCTCACCCCAGCTATCTATACTGGTATAAAAACTAAAACTACGAATTTTCTTTTGTTTTAACAATGAACCTACACGCTCGATTAAACTATCAACTTTAGCAAAGCTAACTCCAAGGTTACTGTTTAATGTAATTTCTAAATCAGGGGCCGGTTCTTTTTCCAATAAGTCAAAGAATTGCATCGCACCCGGATTCATCAACGGCTCACCTCCTGTGATACGAAGTGTATGTAAATCGTTCCGCAAACTTGGCCACCATTTCCAAAACGCTTCAATGTAAGGATTCTCGTCCTTGGGACCGTAGTACGAGCCATTGCTCATAAACTCAATGCCGTATTGATTATAAGTTAGATCATAATTACCGTGTTTTTTAATTTCTTCAGTCCACATTGTGCTTGCCTGTGGGCAGCAATATCCGCATCTGTAATTGCATCCGTTGCCAAAGCTGACTTCTAAATACCGTGGATTAATGTGTCGATCCCACGGAAGTTTAGCAACTTCATCAATAATTGGCACACTATAATCACTGCTACTATGAATCATGCGATCGCTGATATGCTCTCCTGGCAAATCTTCAATGTTCCAACAATAGTAACATTCGTCAGGGCGGCCGCCTTCTAACATGGTCTTACGTTGTTGTTTTTTCCAACTAGTGTTATGTAATGCACTTGGATCAACTGCAATTTCTTCTAAACTAATATGATGCGGTCTAGGGTGATAACAACTATGATTATCTCCTGTGTGCAGATACAATGTTTGATGTAGCCATTTCATGGTGCAGAATCCTGGACCTGTGGTGTTTAGTTTGTCTCGTACTGATTTAATATATTGTAGTTTATGATCCATGTGTGTCCTTGCAGTTGTTCCAAAAGTTTGTTAGTTCAGGAAATGTATTTACAAAATTTGTATTTCTACGACGATCTTGTTCTGTAAAAAACATATAAAAATTTTTCATTGCTTTGTTTTTATCAAAATTAGATTCCTGTTTGATCCAATCAATTAATCGTTGAACCTTGCTAACTTCGAAATCTTTAAATCCCTTATGGTGATTAAATAATCCTTCAGTGTTTTCTAACATGTATGTCTTAGCCGTTTCTAGTTCTATAATCATTTCGGGCAATAATTTAGAATTTAAAAAATCAGGGTCTTGTAACTGGGGGATATCAAACCAAATTAATTGACGGCCTTTACTGAATTGGTTTCTTAATTTGTGAATATTTTTAATATATTCTACAAACCCCGAGTAACTCAAGACATTAAATGTAATAATGAATGTTAAGCTATGTTTATCCCCGTTGGCCAAAAAGTCTGTTATGTTCTGGTACAGTAGATCGAAGTCCATACCAGGACGTATATATTCAGCTTGTTTGCCCCAAGAGTCTAAACTACAAAACAACATAAAGTGGTCAATTGCTGATTTTTCAGTGATTTTCTTCAATGATATCATGAACTTATTCCACTGATTTCCTGGTGGACAGCAATTTGATGTTATAGACAGGTTTAAGGCAGGATGTGGGTGCTCGTGTACATAATCAAACATTTTAAAGGTGTTTTTATCCATTAACGGTTCGCCACCAGTCATACGGAATGTTTGCAGCTTTGGGTATACTACTGGCATCCAATCCCAAAATGCTTTTAGGTACGGATTGTCTGGTCCGTTATCGATATTAAGTTTCTTAACCCAAGTAAGGTCATTATGCCACCGATCTGCCAATATAATGGCTCCATGTTGTTCGATGTCTTGTTGCCACGCTGTGCTTAAATGTGGACTACAATAACTGCATTTAAAATTGCAGGCCTGATTAAAATTTACTTCTACATATCGAGGTATTGCATTACCTTCAAACCCTAAAGCTCTAGCTTCGTCTATCAACCCTTCTTCATAGACATCTTTACTACGATAAGCACGATCACTTAATTGATTTCCACTGTCTTCTATCTGCCAACAAAAATTGCACTCGTCTGGTCTCTGGCCGTCTAACATTAATTTGCGTTGTTCTTTTTTGTGTTTAGTATTATGTAATGCACTTACATCTATTTGAATTTCTTCTAACGGAACTTTATGACTACGGGGATGATAACAACTATGTGTTTGCCCGGTCGGAATATGTATGCTCACATTAAACCATTTTGCTAGACAAAAACTAGGACTGACTTCATTTAATTCTTCAAACACTTTTCCAGCATCGTGAAAATACTTAGACTGGTATCGTCCATTAATTTTAACCAACTCGTTGCCTTTTATGTTTTCATTTAGAGGCATCAAATTTTTCCTTAATCCAATCAAAGTCATTGATTCGTCTTAACTCTTCTAGATTGTTTTTATTGTCTAACCCATATTGGCGGCCGGCCTTTGCTCCTGCTATAGCGTATTCACCAAACGGCGCTGCTTGTCCTATAGTACACCACACATCTAAACGTTGTTGTGTTTCTTCTTCGAACTGTCTTTCAATAGTGCGGCTAGCCAATTTACAACATTCTCTAAATGCTGATCGCCATGTAGTGAATTCATCGGTGTTAAACGAATTAATGTTAGATACTTTATCCACAGCTTTAAACTTTTTAGATATACTAGTTGTCATGTCAGATGTATTAACATCCATATTCAATGTTAAATGACGGGGTAATAGTTTAACTCCGCCATTGCCATATTCTAAATTGTTGATGGGATTCCGACTTCTCCATACATGCACACAGTCTATATCATAACTTGACATAACTAAATCAAAATTAAAATCATCTTCAATGACCGCATCGCCATCGACTACCCATATCATATCAGTGTCACACATCTTTGCTGCATTAATATGAGCGTTGTGAATTCCTTTTATACCATGCACTCTTTTTGCTCTAGGACATATATCAAGCAATCTAAGATAATTTTCTTCAGCGTTGGCTTCATTATAAGATATAAACACCACATCATATATATGATGCTTAGATACTATAACATCGTGTTCTTTTTTCTCAATTAAAAACCTGTGATTAAACTCTCTCTGGCCGATAAGTTTGTCTTTAGAAAATAAAATAACACCATTATTGTAAATTTCTGAGTCGTTAAACATGTGTTTAAATGTATGGTTTTCTTTACGATCGTGATCGTACTTTCCATCGTTGGGATCAAAGTATAAATTAAAAACTGTATTATCAGTAACTTCTATTTCAGGCCATATTCCCCAAAACATAGGTTGTGGTTCATTGTTGGCAATTTCTACATATTCATCGTAGGATGATAAAACGTATTTGTTGTACCTATACCGACTAACGACTAATGGATGTTCTTTTTTATCAATTAGGTATCTACGATTAAATTCTCGTTCTGAAATTATTTTTGTTGTAGAAAATAAAACTAGTCCACACAAATATGTTTCTTTGTCATTACACAAGTTTTTAAACACATGGTTTTCTTTACGATCGTGGTCATATTTTCCATCATTAGGATCAAAGTATAAGTCAAAAACAGTTTTATCGATTACATTTATTTCCGGCCATATTCCCCAAAACATTAGTTGTGGTTCATTGTTGGCAATTTCTAAGTATGCATGGTAAGATGATAAAATGTATGTGTTGTATCTATAGCGACTAACAACCAAATCATGTTCTTTTTTATCAATTAGGTATCTACGATTAAATTCTCTTTCAGAAATAATTTTTTCTTTTGAAAACAAAACTAGTCCACACAAATATGTTTCTTTGTCATTACACAAATTTTTAAACGCATGATTTTCTCTACGATCGTGATCGTACTTTCCATCGTTGGGATCAAAGTATAAATTAAAAACTGTATTATCAGTAACTTCTATTTCAGGCCATATTCCCCAAAACATAGGTTGAGATTCGTTTTCAAAAATCTGTAGGTATTCATCATAGGTTGTTAAATTATATCTAGGGTAAACATAACGGCTAACAATCAAATCATGTTCTTTTTTATCAATTAGATATCTACGATTAAATTCTCGTTCTGAAATTATTTTTGTTGTAGAAAATAAAACTAGTCCACTTAGATATGATTCTTTATCATTACACAAATTTTTAAACACATGATTTTCTGATCTATCATAATCAAAAGTTGGGTTATTAGGTTTAAAATAAAGATCAAAAATAGATATATCTATTATTTCTATTCCAGACCAAACGCACCAAAACATGGGCTGCTGGCTAGTATTAATAATTTCTAAATATTCAGCGTAATTATTAATAGTATAAACAGGATATTCAAATTTACAAACTACTATATCATGTTCTTTTTTGTCAACGACATATTGTCTCATAAATTCTTTTTTGGACAACGGTTTAAATTTACTGCAAAGAATTATACCAGTTAGGTAAAGCTCTTCGCCGTTGCACAAGTTTTTAAAAACATGATTTTCTCTACGATCATAACTGTTATGATGACTAAAATATAAATTAAAAATTTCGTTGTTTAAAATCTTGATTCCAGAAGACACTATCCAAAACATGTCATCTGTAATTGTTTGGTATTCCTCAAACGTCGAAGGATAATATTTTTTATATTGCTTTGGTGTACTAGCAACTGTATCAATTTCTTTTTTTTCTATAAAAAATCTGTTAGAGAATTCTCTTTGAGAAACTGTTAATGATTTAGGAAATAAACACACTCCGTCATAGTGTTCACCGTTTTTAAAAACATGAACATACATGTCGTCCCACTTGGTAACATTGTAATCTAGCAAATTAAATGACGTTAACTCTACATCGTCCCAGATAACCCAGAACATTTTTGTAAAAGATTTAGATTGTATTTCTTTGTATGATTTTATGTTTGTGAGTTGTTGAGCAAGAGGATACCTAGACTTTATTGTTTTCCAGTCCTTGTCATTTCCGTTGCTTGCCGAAACATAAAAAATATCATACATTCGCAGGTACCGGCATCTTAAAATAAGTGTCGTTTAAACTCATGGTTTCATTATACAAATCTAAAGTAAATTTACTTTGCTGTGCGTCAAGGAACGGCCAATCTAATCCTAGACCCATTTTTATTTTTTCGCCTAAATTTTTAATTTCTTCTACTAGACCAGTGCCGCTAACATCTTCATATGGTTTGCCGTATTGAAAATAAATGTCTCTAAGGATTTCAAAATCTCGAACATCGACATAATTCCATTGTGTGCAGTTGGCCATCCATGTTCCTAATCTAGCACCGTACACAGCATAAATTCCGTTTTCTTCGTGAGCACCAACTGTTGACCACATGCGCAGTCTATGGATATTGTGCCACCATATGCGTTCTTTGATTTCCATAGGTGGAACTTTGACACCGTCAAGTAAGGTCATTTTAACACCTTCACGAAATCCTGCTCGCCATGCCTGAAATGGTGATCCCGTAATAACACTTTCACTGAACGCCAATGGAAAATTTCTATATCCATCTTCCCAACAAAAATCTACCTGGCCACGATCGCTGTTGGAATTTTCATGTGTCTTCATGTTGAGAACAAAATCTTTACGCCAGATTTTCAATCCACCATTACCGTAACGTAATCCGTTGATTGCATTTCTACCGCACCAACCGTAGACCTGTATCTTAGGATCACTCATATCAAGGTCGATGTTAAAAAATCTAGGATCTACAATGTTGTCAGCATCAACAGTAATAAACCAATCTGTTTCACTGGCCTCTGCTGCGGCTTTATGGGCGTGGTCTGATCCTTTGACTCCGTGAATACGTTTAGCCCAAGGAACTTTGTTGCATAGATCCGCATAATGCACATCAGCATTAGGTTCGTCATAGCTAAGGAAAATCACATCAAATTCTATAACTTTCATTTATATTCTATCAAATAGTTTTTAAACAATCTACGTGTATACACGCTGAATCTATCATATTCTATGTTTTTAATTGTTACATTATGACCTACTAATTCATTTAGTTTAACAGAAAACATCTCAAAAATCAAGTTAGGATCGTTGTAATCGGTGATTAAAAAATCCATGTCGGTAGTACCGTCCCAAATAAAGTTTCTTGCGTTGACACTGCCTTTGTGTTTTTTGGTGCCGCCATATTCAGCAGACAGCTGAACTTTCAAACATTTGCTTTTTGAATTATATGTTAGATGTATGTCAGATTTGAGTTCTTCCGAATATTTGATGTCGAGAATTCTGTGCAACATATCATCTAATTTATTCAGTGTCTTTTTTTCAGCTATCTCTAACTGTCCTGACTCTGCATTTATTTGACAATTGTGTATCTGTGTTTCAGCTGTGATTATAGATTCAGCAATTTCTTGTGGTATCTTCACTACATTCTTTTGATCTGTAAAAGCATGATCTGGTCCTACACTGATCACTTGACCTGTGCTTGGATCAAACACCGCTACGTACTGTGTGATCGGTTGTTTGTATTCTCTTAGCCAGTTGTCAAAATCTTCTATAGTTTCCATGCTTTGGTCTCCAAGATATGTATGCACTCATCTGTGATTTTATTTTTCTCCACATAATGCACAATATCATTTTGTTGAAAATTTCCTATCTTTAATTTAGCATCTGCATTGAGATAAAATCCCACATGGTCACTCCAGGTGTCGGCGGGCCAAGGCCAGTTTTGCAACATTGGTTTCATATGAACTACCCGAGGAAAAGGTAGATCGTACGCAATGTCATCAGTGATATCTAGTATTTTAGCAGCCAGGGCAAACGCCTCATCTGTGCCAATCACCTTGGGTCTGTGTTCACTTAAAAACTGATTAGTGAATTCACAGGGATTTTTTAAAATCTGTCGTCCTAATTCGAAAAATTCTCGGCATAGCACAGATTCTTTAGAGAAAAAAGTCCACATGGAGTATAAATCTGGTAGGCAATTTCTGTCAAAAGTTTTTCTATATGTGCGATCTGTGATTGATTCACCTCTGTAGGTGTAGACCTGATTGGCCACATATAACTCGCTGTTGGCAATAAAATAATCAATCCAGTGACTGTAATCTCGTAGGAATAACATGTCAGCATCAAGACAAACTGTGTGATCAAACGGAGACAGTTGGTCCATCCACGATCTACCATCCCAATATTTCTCTTGGTCCCACTCAATTACAGTGTCAAACACCCACGGACTTAACAGTGTCGCAAGTGATTCTTTGTTGTCAATTATCAGTGCCACCCTGTCATAACCTGGTTTTTGTGTGGTTTTTATACTCAGAGCCAGAGCATAGGCGCACTTGAGATAATCAATGTCATCATTGTGTGATACAAATAACAGATATCCAAAATTCATATCAACTCCATTAACTGTTGTTGATGTCTCAATATACTTTGTTTATTCATCACATGTATATCAACTCCAGTCACTGATGCTGCACAATATGTGGCATCCAATCGATGATCAATCAAGAATATTAATTTGTCCTTGTCGACAGCTGTGAGTATATCTTTGTCCATCACTGATAACACAGGTGGCAGTGTCGGTGTGTGCATGTTCTCAAATCCATCTAGCATGTGTTTGGCAACACTGAACGCAATGTCATTTCTATACTGTCTGTGATCGAATTGAAAGACATCAGCATAGTGCTTGTAATTTTCTTTGATTAAATTCACAGTGTCAAAAAACAGTTTGGATTGTGGATTTTTTGTGAACATCACCGTGGTTGCCCAATACATTTTACAACTGGTTTCACAAACATATCTATCAAGGTATCCTAATCTATCTTTGCTGTAGATATCGTTGATTGAATCACCTATCATTACGTCAGCTTCCACATTCCAATATTTGTTTAGATTGTCACTGAATATTAAAAAATCACTGTCTATCAGCAGTGTTCTATCATAAGGCGTGAGGTCCCATACAGAGTGTCTGTTGGTATTACAAAATGGTATTTTTTTATTGATTACACCGTCGTGTAATCCACGTTGATTATCCGTAACAGGTTTGTCTACAATTATAACATGTTCAAATACTGTTTCAACCTGCTGCCATGTGCGTGATTCGATCAACCATTCCTTGGTGCTGAGATCTGTGACCAATGACACTGGTACATGAAGATGTTTTTTTGCAAGCCCGCCACTGATCACTGCTAATAATCCGTAATCTACTTCACGATTATTGTGCGCGAAAATTAAAATACCATTGGTCATTGTGAAATAAGTTTTTCTACAGATCTAGATTTCTTGATCTTATCAAATTCTTGAAAGTATTCATTAGTGACTTCGAAATATCTACTGAAGATTTCATCACGAAACGTTTCTAGATTCTCTATCAATATGGGATTTTCGTTGCTGTCCAACAGCACAGTTCCAGAAACTCTTCCTTTGGTACACAACATTTCAACAAATGTCAACAGGGTTCTATCAATAGTAAATAGACCCCCAGAAAAACCATACATTAGTTTGGCAGCTGTGCGTTCTTTGAGAATTTTTTTATGTATTGAAAAAGTTTGCTGATAATTAGCAAAATCCAATACAGCTTTCAGCTGTGCATTCATGAGTTCTCCTTGATAAACTGCGTAGTTTATTTATAGAGAATCGTGTGGTGTGGAAAAATTACGAGCCAGTGACAGCGCCGATTGCAATTGTGGGTTGAACCACTGTGAATGCTGCGCTGCTGGGAACCATGATACCTGTGGCAAATAGTGTAGAAACACTCACAGAGAGAGTACCATCTATCACATCACCCGGCGGTGGGTTGGGGTCAAATCCTGCTCCCGAGTCTGTGTATCCGTCTGTGAACAATACTCGTATTTCACCGCTAGCCGCTGTGCCTCCGCTGTTCGACGTTACATCAACACATCTGGTTTGTAGGCGGTAGTTGTTGGATCCATAAGGACTGCTGGCTGTAGCTGTGTAAAATGTCTGGAAAGTGCTAGTGGTTTTATACCAATTGGTGCCATCGTTAGGGGTGGTTCCTGTGCTAGGCACAGCGCCACCAAAGTTCTGTGTGCCTGCGGCGCTGAGAAGAGTTGTCCAACTGGTGTTTTGAGCAGTGCCTGCTCCGCCAGTTCGGTTAGCACTGATCCTAATTTTACCGCCGCTGTTGAACCAATATCTAGCATCATTGGCATTACTCCAATAAAACTGTATGACACATTCGCATTGACTAACCCATGATGTGGTTCTGTTTGATGTGGTCACCGCAGTGGTAGCTGATTCACTGCCAGCCACTGTGAATCTGTTGGTGGTGATATTGTCTGCCCAATCATCATATTGTTTCTGTGGTACATCAAGGCTTCCGGTATCAGGAGTAAATGAACCGGTATATCGGATAGTGTTGCCTTCTGAAACCACAGCTGTAGTCGGATTAGATCCGTTGATGTGCTTGTAGGCATTGATGATGTCAAATCGTAGATTTGCCCACTCATTAATAGTGACTTTGGTGCCTTCTGCCACAGCCGTAGATACTATTCTAGCCTGTTGACCATAGCCAGAATTTCCACTGCCGTTGCCTAACACAGCAATAACTTTGTTTCTAATTGAATTGTAGTCTGCTTGGACTATTATACTGTTAACAGCTGGCATGAGAATATTTAAGAGATTATGACGCTACAATGCTTGAAAGTGAATACGATGGACCTGTGACTGTGAAACTGCCCGATGGTTGTAACAGTCCTGAGGCTTTGACTTCAGCTACATTTACAGTCAACGTGCCTTCAACAGAATCGCCCGGAGCGGTTGCAGGAAATGGATCCACATACGCATCAGACAGAGTGATACGTATCTGCACTTGGGTAGCTGTGCCTGTGGAATTATTAGAAACATCGGTTTTGGCTTCTAGTCTATAATTGTTAGCAGAATAAGGACTACTAAGTGAATCTTGATAGAATATCTGGTATACATTAGTCAATGTATAGTAATTGATAATTGGATCCGTACCGGCTCCGAAGCTGCGTGTGCCAACACTGGCTAAAAAATTCACCCAGGCGTTGACCTGCGGAGTTGCTGCGCCAGCTATGAACAGAGGTGTGATTCTGATTTTTCCTCCACTGTTGAAAAAATGTCTAGCTACGGTAGCGTTCGAGAAGTTACACGTTAGAGTGGTCTGTGCTTGTGTTGACCAAGGAGTGCTATATGTCTGCGTGGCCTTGGCAGTGACTACGGATTGATTATCGGCGACATTGAATCGATTTGCAATAGCCTGTTCTAACAATATGTCGTAATTTGTATTTGGCGAGCCTGGTCCAAACCCAATTGGATCACCGACGGCGACTTGGACAACCGGAGGAATTATCCCATCCTGATGCAGTTTTATATTGATAACATCGAATCTCAACAGATCCCATTGTGCTTTGGTAATTGAATTGCCGATGAAAACATCTGCAGATTGCACTGTCTGACCATATCCCCTAGTGGCAGATCCGGTGCCTAACAAAGACTCAGCTTTGTCTTGTATAGTCACATACTGTGAAGCAAATACCGATGTTCCGCTAGTCATTACAGCACCAATACTTCAATTGTGTTATCGGCCCGTGCGCCTGTTGATTCCAAGGCAATAGCAAACACATTAGCATAGTTACCGTGAGCTGCCATAGATGTACCGTCTGGTCCAGCAATCAATCTATCGCCTTTCTGCACCGAACCGTAGGTCTTGCATGGTACCCTGCCTTTGAGAGCAATATATATTCCACCCTCGAGATCTTTGTTCATCATAAAAGCAGGATCTGCACTGACTACTCCGATAGCGCGAGTGTTAACATCGCTGGCTGTGACTTCTTTGGAGCCGCCTATTATAACCACTGTGCCTGGCACATAATCTTTATCTGCTAGATATTTTTCTGCTAAATCAGCATAACGAGCAGCTGTGGCTGTGCCATTAAAAATGTTTGCTGTGATATTACCACTAACATCTCTTGCTGCGATACTGTATGCTGTTGCAGTGAGTCTAGCGGTTCTATACTGTGTACTAACAGTGCTGTCATTCCATGTAGGATCAACTCTTGCGTTGATTCTATCAATAAAAGTTCTATCAACATTATCTGCAATACCAACAAATTGATTTGCAACTAAATTACCGCTGGAGTTTCTCACAGCTATTGTTGAAATCGCTGTTCCTGGCACAGTAGCACTGGGTTCCAAATTGTTCAGTTGACTGGCGTTTACCGCTGTTGAAGCAGACCCTGTGACTGATCCAGTAAGAGTACCAACAATGTTAGCACCAGCAAATCCTATCTGTTTTGTTGCCGCATCTATCATTGCTGTGTTGTCATTGGCCAGCACATTGCCTTTGTGACTGCCTGTGGTATTACCAGTAACTGCTCCAACCAACGAGCCGTTAAATGTAGTAGCATATACATTGCTCCACAGTTTTGTAGTTGACCCTAATGTGTATGCGTTGGTAATACCAGGTTCTACCCCTGTGGATTTCACCACGGCAATGTCTCTTTCATCGGTGATATCTGTCACTGTGATTCTAAATGTTATATCATTGCCTAGCCGATTTTCAACAATTACATCGCTACCGTCTTCGACTCGTATTCTAAGGTCATTGCCATCGCCGACTTGAAATCCAGGGTCACCAAAACTAACTTCTGAAATGAATGCACTTTCTCCCGTTTTAATATATTGATCGGCTGTGAAACCACCTAGTTTACTGGCATTAGATGCAGTGCCCCAAAAGACAAAATCATCTGAAGATACACCAGTCTGTGATTTAACTAAAGTTATACCTTTCTTGATCACTGTGAAATCGTCAATGGTATTTTTAGCAGAGTCAAGAGTGAATGCAGTCTTGCTGATCACAGCTATGGTTTTGCTGTCTGCTATGACTTTGAGTATGGTGTGAGGACCCTCTGCAGTGGCCAGTGTTCCATATACCACTGCGGGACTGATAATTGATGTGCCTAGATCTGGGCTGGCGATAGGACCAATTAAAGTGAACTCAGAACCGGTATATGTGTATAATTGTTTGGCAGCTGTGTCCCACCAAAAATCTCCCACTGACAATCCGCTGGGAGCTGACGCACTAGCTTCTGCCCCACCTGCTGTTTTAAACTTGGCTCCATCATAGAACTTGAGTTTTTTTGCAGCTGTGTCAAACCAAATTTGTCCGGTTATGGCTTTTGGCGGTGCTGTGATATTTGCGAAATTTTCCAATAGATGCACAAAATTTTCATTCTGCACTTCACCGTAGCCTGCGTAATTTTTTCCCACCAATCTAAGATCAGTAGTGGTGTCTATTGTACCGTCAGCTACAGACGTTATAAATACCCCATTAAATTTGTTGACTTCGTATGCCATGCTGTGGACCCCTAATATCTTGTATTTATTGCTGTGATACTACACGAGCTGCTGCGGCTTCACGCTGCTGTTCGAGTTGTATGTATTCTGTATCTGATAGACTTGTGGCGATATTCAGTGCTTTCTGCCTTAAATGTCTAAGAATCTTCCAATCTGTGTTATTTAAAAATTCGCGTTCTTGTGCGTTAGCCAATTCCGTTGTCTTTTGTGCTGCAACATTCTCTGCTACTGGTTTGACAGTGCTATCAGCAACATCAAAATAATGTGTTTGTGCTCTAAGTTGCTCGGCCTGGGGATCTGTGATTTCCTGCAGCCTTACAGTGCTAGGAACACTAGGTAGATAATTTAATATCGCTACTACGGTGTTATTTTCTATACAGACATAATGCATGATTAACTCCAAATGGCCAAATAATTTGCTGCAGGTGTAGACCTCTGTTCTGTATTCTGCACGTATACCCTGATTCTATCAGCGAGATAAGAATATGTGCATCTTATCGAATCATTACCGTCGACCCCGCCGGCATAATGAATTACATGTATAGACGGTATGAATGCTATAATATTTCCCATACTTTTTCCTGCTGGGGGGAATACATCAAAAAAGTTTGCACCATCGTTGAATGATCCGACTTGATTAGTGAATCCCGACGTGCTGTATGACACGCCGGATATGAATGTAGGCAATGTCGGTGGCGTTGAGATGTCTGCTAGCGTAGCAACTCTACGCCAACCACTCCACTCAGATGTGTTACTAGTGTCATCATTGACTCTGAAATACAATCCCGAAGGAGCGGATTCTTCAGAATTCCAATTGAATGCTAACTGTCCAGAATATACTCCACTAGGACCGTTTACAGTCACTCCTCCAAAATATGCGCCTGGAAAATCAGTGCTTGAATAAGCTGAAAATCCTCTAATTGTTCTTTCTGGAAAACTCTGTGGCCCAGGACTTTGAATTCCATTAGAAAATACATCAAAGTATTTTGCCGACGAAACTACCGTGTCCACATAAGTTTTATTAGCAACATGGCTGCCCGATGTCGGTGTTGCGGCAGCAGTAATATTGCCCCTAGTAATTAAAACTCCGCCGGCAGCATCTAATTCGATAATGTCGTCGGCATCATTGTTTACATATAGTCTTAGCCTTTGAGCTTCACCGCCGCCGGAATACATATCAATTCTTCCAACATCACTGCCCCCTCCAAATTGATCATTTGGCCAGCTTATTACACCGCTGGTAGGCAAACTTAAATTTGCTGATACTGTGCCTGCTGAAAAATTGCCGCTGGCATCACGTGCTACCACTTTGCTGGCTGTGTTAGCTGATGTCGCATCTACAGATATTGTCACAGGTACTGTAGAATTAAATAGGTTCACACTACCGCTGGTAGTGCTGTTGACCATGTTGATAAAGCTGCCTTTGTTCAACTGCTCTAAGGTCAGTGGTTCCCATGCCGGACCACCGGGTCTAGCTCGTAGAACATAGTTGTCTGCGCCTAGTCCCAAGAATCCTGTGTTACTTGTACTAGTCTGCACGGGTATAGCACCGAGACCTCCGCCTGCTAGGTTGGTCGCACGTAGAGATAACGTGGCTGAATCAGCATTACCGAAAAAATTGTCTGCATAGATATCAGCAAATCTGTATCCTGGAATTCCAAGATTAGTGGTGTTACCACCAATCAACGCAGGCGATTCCGGGCCGCCCAAACTCAATGATGTTGCAGAGTCTACAAAGTTTATGTCTGGTCCAGTTGGCCCCATGTCAAAATTCAATCTTCCTGTGACTGATCTAATTGTAGGTATACTTGAGTCCACCGACAATCTTAACTGACTTCCACTACCCACAAATATACCGCTATCATTCACTGTCAATGAATCTAATGTGCCCACTTGTGTTAGCGCACTCAATGTCACGGAGTTGTTAAGACTGTTACCAGTCAATGTTCCGGCACTAGCTGTGACGGTGATGTTAGAAGATCCGTCGAATCCCACACCATTTATAGTTCTAGTGGTGGCTAATCTTGTGGCCGAGGCTGAATTTCCAGACAACTGTGCGCCAATAAATTGCGTGGCCTGAACAGTATTGAAAGTACTGATTCCGCTAGTTGCCGTTACATTGCCAGTAAGATCTCCAACAAAATCTGCTGTTATTGTACCTGCTGAAAATCCACCCTGTGAGTTTCTGGCAACTATCTTGCCTATGAGATTAGCGGACGATGCATCCACATTCCACGTTCTTTCTACCGCACCATTGAAATCTGATCCTAGAATGTAATCACCTTTTTTCAATGTATTGGTGGTGTTTGCTGTGATTGTGATATCTGACGCAGCTGAAAATGGTACTCCGTTGATTAATCTAGCTGTTGCTAACTGATCAGCCGTGGCAGCATTGCCGGTTATACTACCATTGATCTTAGCCGTGCTAGAAAGATTGATTCCTATGAATAGACTGTTGCTGAAACCTGCAACTGGGTTGTTTGTATTGATAGTAAAAGCAGCCGCAGTGCAGATAGCAAATATCACGTCATTGGTTTCTAAAAATATCACTGGACGAGGATTACCGGTGCTGTCATCCAAGGTCCCTGATCTTGCTTTGGTAGACCCAAATCCAGTAACAGATTCTGGTCCTATCAATTTCCACTCTGTGCCGGTATATGCAAACAGTTGATTGATAGGAGTCTTAAACCATAGAGCACCGGCGTTGGTGTTTGTAGGAGCTGTCGGACTTACACTGGCAGATCCTATGGGGTTCCATTGTGCGCCATCATAACTGTACGCGGTGTTGTCTGTGGTGCTGAACCATATCTGACCAACTAATGGCCTTGATGGTGGCGAATCGTTGGCAAAATTTTCCAAGAGAAACACAAAATTTTCATTCTGGGTTTCTCCATAGCCCACATAGTTTCTACCAACCAATCCAAGACTGGTGGTGGTATCCAGGGTGCCGTCTGACAGCACCACCAGTTGTTCACCATTGAACTTGTTAATTACATAGGCCATTTATGCCGCTCCTAGTTCATTATGGAGGTAATGATAGATCTGACTGCCATGTCCACACTCCTCCAGATATTTGAAATTCTTTGATAATTCTTGTTACCGATACACTTGCCGCAGCTATAGTTGCTGTGGGGAAACTGATGTTAGTGATTGCTAGACTACTGGCTCCACCTAGAGTAGTTAGAAATGCCGCTGTGGAAATTGCCGGTGGCAAAGAATTAATTTCCAAAGACTGCGTATTATTGCTGATTAAGTTACATAAGATCCTAGCATATGTACCTGCTCTATACTCACTCACAGGAGCAAGATTATTTAATATATTTGCAATAATGTAAGAATTAGATTTACCGTCAGACAAATCAATAGCAAAAATCAAAGGTCTCGATTCCACTTTGTTATCTGCATACTCTTAGTAGGCAGCGTCTTGGGCAGATACAGGGTCTTGCATGCCTGTGATTCTAGGCGAACCGATCAGTGCTACGTTTCCAGAACCATCTGGTTCTAATTCAATGTCAAAATTTGTGCTTACAGTGCTGATTCTATGGTTTTCCAATCTCATCTGAGTGACTGCCGGAGCCCCTGGTCCGATGTTGACTACAGTCTGAGTACCGAAAGAACTAACTCCCGGAATACTTGTGATAGCGGATCCTAGACTGTTACCATCTATTACCTTGGTACCACCAATATACACTGCTCGACCAGCAGCTAAATTCAGTGTCTCGGATATGTCGAGCCAATTACTACTATTGCTGTAGGCTATGGTTTTGTCTGTAGATGCTTTGATAGTGATGCCTGCACCATCGGCTGTGACGTTTGTAGGGCTAGCAACATTAGCTATGACTATGTTTTTGTCTTCTATTGCAACTGCGGTAGTGTTTATGGTTGTGGTTGTACCTTCAACTGTAAGATTGCCATTTACCACTAGATTTCCACCCGTGGCCACTGTACTATCTATGAATCCTGAATATAGACTCACAGTTCTTGTAGATGCATTGATCTCAAAAGCTGTTTCCTGCGTAATGCCTTTGCGCACACTGAACTGAATGTTCCTATCCGTCGCAGAATTGCTTAATATCACATTTCCAGTGTTGACAAATAAATTTGCCTGACCGGCTGAACCTACTACCACACCCAAGTCACTGGTAATCTGTAACTGACCATTTATACTGTTAGATGTATCAGTTCGAACATACGTAGTTGCTGGTGCTCCTCCTAAACTATCACTGTCAGTGCAGGTTGCACGTATTTTAAAGTTTGCCAAAGACCCGGCATTGAATCCAGGTGCAACACTACCCGTAAATCCTATAATTTCTATTTTAGGAGTAAAACTGTCTTTGGAAAAAATTCCTAACAGTACACCATTATTGTACAGACTAGTTACTACTCTAGTCTGGTTGAGTGTATCTAGAATAGTGTCAATTCTAAGTCCACTAATCCCTTGCACACTGCTGTAGGCTGGTGCAAGCAACACAGCAGTAGTACCATCAAAAAAGTATAATTGTTCCCCAACATTATCATACCAAAGATCGCCTGCAGCCAGCGTAGCTGGTTGAGAGCTCGATACAGTGGCTGAACTTACAGGAACGAAAGTAACACCGTTGTAAACTTTTAATTTTGCTTGACTAGAGTCATACCATATTTGGCCTTTTATAGGATGTATAGGTGCAGTGATGCTGGAAAAATGCTCTAACATTCTAATGAGATTTTCGTTGAATGCTTCACCAAATCCGCTGTAATTTTTTCCTATAAGAGTAATATCAGTAGAAAGACTGTCAATCTGTCCGTCTGCCACAGTTGCTACAATTGTACCGTCAGTTTTATTAATTTGATATGCCATATTTTACTCTGTTAAAAAGCTGGTGGTCCTGATCTTATGATATAATTCAATGCCAAGAAAGGATTCATCAATCCTACTGGTGTAGCTAATGTCACACCCAAGGGTTTTTTTACTCCGCCACTGTCTTTGAGATATTGCGCTTGTCCAGGGGCTGTTGGCCCAAGTCCGGAAGTTGCCAATGGATCCAGTGTTGTAGTTAACGCCACTGCCGAATAATCTTGTGTAGAGGTCGACAGAGTATGACTGTGTTCTGGTAAATTTGATAACGCTAGTGTGATAGAACTTTGTCCTGCTGCTCCGCCAAGAATCGTTGCTTGGACGTCAGGAACACGACCCGCCGTGCCACCTCCTGAATCCACATAACCGCCCGTTACAATCGGCACGGTGCCTGCATTATCCATGTTGTCTCTGCCAAGTGGAAATCTACCCCTAAGATCAGGAACTCGAAATGTGTTTACTCCTACTAATGCCGCAGAACCATTATATCCGTTACCGATGATGTCAAACAGATCTGAGAATTTTGCTCGTTCAATTTCTGCTCCGTCACAAAGTAAATAACCGCTAGGAGCATTTGCCCCTGCATAAGGTAGAATAGCTCCTATTGGTACTGCTAGATCGCCAAGAAAAACTTCTCTGGTTTGTTTAAGTAGACCAGAACTAGCCAACGTACTTTCACTAGGTCTGTAGGTTAAAACAAAATCGCCTTTTTTGCCAATATTAGGTGTGGGGGTATCTTTTCCTGCAATAATGTTCGCAGTAAGAGTGGCATTAAGAATTTTTGTAGAACTGCCTACTTGGCCGTCAAATTGCACAGCAGGTGAAATAACATCACCTGCTAATTGAAAACTAGTAGTTGTGCTGAGCGCAGTAGCAGTATTGGCGTTGCCACTGATGTTGCCCTCAAGCACTCCCTGTATGGTGTCTGCTATAATTGTTTTGGCACGTATGTTGTTATAGCGTCGTGTAACGGTGCCTATATCATATGTGTTAGTGGTTTTTGGAACGATGATATTTGTCTGCAGGGGACCTGTGACGTCAGCGCCATCACCAACAATAATATTTTTAGCGACCGCAATGCCGCCTTGTGTAATGATACTGCCATTATTCAAATTGGTACTAGCAGCAGTATTAGTAGTGATAAAGGATCCTGTAATTTTGGCATTGCCTTGTATATCCAACACCTCCAGTGGATTACTTTGATTAATACCGATTTTGTCGTCGACGATCCTCAAGATTGTTGCCGGAATACCATTGCGGTTTGTCTGAATATCAATAGAACTACCAGCAGATGAGTTATAGATATTACTAGACGTTGCAGTAGCCGATAACTTGAATGTTTCGTCGGCTCCGATTGAAATACCGTTGTTGTTTTTTATTTTAATTTCAAAATTTGTGGTATTAATTACGTCTGATCTAAGAAATTTGCCTGCTTGTACTTCTACACCAGAAATAGATAGTGCTTCTGCATTTCTTGCTGTACCATTCAGCACAGGTAAAAACCCTCCCACGAAATTTGCGATTTCGCCCGAAGTAGCAGGAGCACTGATGTTTATACCGGATTTAATAATATCAAATCCTGTTATCAAAGTCTTTGGTGTAAAACTGTCTTTACTGAATACAATCACAGGAATGTCAGCAATATAAAATGTGAGAATAAATCTGTCTAAATTATCAGCATCGGCAATTTTTTCTATTACCGGTCCGTATCTCAGGCCGCCGACTGAACTCTCAACCGGTCCAACTAATATCCATCTAGTACCTGTAAATATACGCAGTTGTTGATTAGTAGTATCTACCCATAGCTCTCCTAGTTTGCTGGTTTCTACTGAAGGTTGACTAACTCCTTTTTGTATTCCGGATGCAGCTTTCCATGCAGTATTATCCCATATTTTTAGAGTCTGTGTGCCACCTGTGCTGTCATACCAAAGCTGTCCTTCTACAGGATTTACGGGCTGGTTGGTAGATGCAAAATTTTCTAAAAGTGATAAAAAATTCTCTGCGATGATCTGACCGTAACCTGTGACGTTTCTTCCAGGAAATGTCAAGCTGGTGTCTGTGCTAGAAGTATTATCAAATACCGTAATTGGACTTTTATTTTCTTTGTCTGTAAAATTAACAATATATGGCATGATTATATCTCAGTGAATCCGGTCAAACTCTGCACACGGATAGTGTAGTCAATTTGAAGCAGTCTGTTAAGACTTTTCTGCACGGGATGAAATACCACATGTGTGAGTAATTTTCCTTCAGAACCATCTTGGCCAATGCTTTTTAGTCCTAATTCATCGAACACAAATTCACCATTCATGTCAACACTGTTATCAAATGCTTCTTGTTCTAATGGTTCGCCGTAATCTAACAGGCAGCTGATCACAATATCACTGTAAGTTGCGCCGCTGATATGCCTAATTTCCATTTTATTTCTTACAGGATCTTGATTTTCAATAGCGTTTTGATCAACTACTTTTTGATAAGTTTGATTATAAAGACTAGAGTTAACACCAATAGTATTTGGTGTAAGGTAAGTTATAAGACCTGTAGGGTCTACAGTGGTTCCACCTGTGCCAAAAATCATCTGATATACGGTACCGTATCCTTGATTGCTAAGGCTGTTTACCATAGCTACGCTCATATTTTCATAGTGTATAGCGTTGCGTTTATCAACAAAAATTTCTTTTGTTTCAGGATCATGAATTTTGATGTGGCCTTCAAAATTAAATCCTCCTGTTTCATTAGGACGAGATTGTGTGTTTTGAACTGATTGATCTTGATTATTTGGCATTTTTATCTCTTTTTGTTCCATCATGTATTTATTCAGGTATCGTGGTAGTCTTTTCCACAATGAATTTAGCTATAGGAGTTGCAGTGTCTAATAAACTTATACCATCTGCTGCTGTGGTATTGCCCCTGGCATGCCAAGTTTGTCCTAGTCGTCTAATCACCGTCACCCTAGTTCCGGCAGGTAAAGCAGCGGTTAATCTAATTTGTTGTGAAATGCCGTCAACACTGAATTCCGCCTCTTGAGTTTGATCTGCCTCGGGACTTGCTGCTCCGTTGATTTCTAGATAGACATCCTGAGGATCTTTTTTCAATCTACGACCACCTGCAAATACTTCTATCTGATCGCAGGGCCCGTGTGTAGAAGGGATAGTATCTCTATACCAATCACCGATTCTTGTGCCTTTTAAGGGGATGAAATCTAATGGACCGATTAATAATGTGCTACCGTCGCTGGTAAAATCAATCCTCTGCTGATTTTCATTATACGGAATAACTTCACCGTACCCAACTTCAGCCAATACTGTGTCTATCGCATAGTTTTCCGCTATGCTTGTTCCTTGCACACCCCTGCGTAGCTGTCCAAGCACATTTCCTGTCTTGGTCATATATTCAATTCGCTCACCCCCAATAAACACAATGCCTGGTAAATTTCTAGATACAATTGGCTGGCCTAGTTCACTTGCATCCGACACTTCTATAGTGGTATCAAAATATCTTAATGGTTTAGTGAGTTTGCATGATGCTTTTGAAAATCTGTTAAAGTGGAATACATTTAACATGTCTTTGTGTATTTCATAAGCCGAAGGCAATTTAAAAATATCATTACCAAAAATTATAATTTTAACTCTGTCCTCGGGTATGGTCACGACATTGAGATATACTACAGCTCTTGGCAAATTTACAAAATAATCTTTTTCTTGGTGAAGTCTAGTGCCATTTACATATACCCATACATAACTTGCCGAGACAGGAATCTGAGCAAGTTGGTAATTAACTTTGCCGCCAGCAGTTTCATCCTGGATAATATTCATAGAAGGATATTCACCAAACCATGTGACAATCACAGAAGGATATGTCGAATCAGACAATGTGGAATCACCAGGAAACCCAAAATCAAATTCACTGTCAATTATTATATTATTTCCTTGTATAGAATACTGTGCATTCAAACTGTTTTCAATTTTTATTTTATCGCCTAATACTAATCTTTCTGGTTTGACTATCAATACCTTGTCGGGACCGTTGAATGTATAATCTATAACAAATACCCTAAGAATATTATTAATGTATACTTTGATGTCAGCAGGCAATATACTGCCTCCAGATACAAATGGGTCTGTACCAAGGGTGAACTGATTGTTTGTACCGTCATATATTACATAATTTGTGTCTGGTCCTATAAGCACTTGTCCATTCACTTCAACTATTGTTGAACCAAGCGATGACCCTCTTGCAAGCTCACTGAATCCATTGAGATCAAAACTACGTGTGCTGCCTTCATAATAAAAGGTCTGTGTGTTTACCTGAACTAGAGACACCCCCGACGAATCCACATCCGATGATGCTGATAGGCATGCTATTTTAATTACATCACCTAGTTGTGGAGTAACTGCAAATTCAACCAACGTTTTTCCTACGGCATCTATGATTTCAGTGCTGTTGCGAAATCCAACATCAACTTGAGATCCATTAAGTGTAACAAATACAGCACTAGTAACATCATACCCTGCATTGGTAAGAAATAATCCAGTTGTACCGTCGGCTACATAATTTTGATAGTCTAGTATACCAACACCACCGATCCCTATGCTTAAAATTTCAACCAATTCGCCGTCTGCTGGTGCTGAGATAAAATCTACATTTGCAGCAGTGAAATCTATGGTGTAGTGTTGTCCAAGAATTTTTGCAGTATTATCTACATAAACAAATATTGAAGAGTTTTCTAACACTGTTTGTCCCACAGCAAATACAGTGTCTTGACCGTTGGCAGTTGTAATCTTTGATTGTAATGCAGCTGCTCCGGACGGCTTGTTGTTATATACTTTGATAGATACGCTGTCTATCACCTGTCCCGGTATATTTTCTTCAGGTGCTGGAACATTTTCTTTGTCGATGAATTTTCCACCTGTAATGGCAATTTCTTCTGCAGTTGTGCCTGTGGCTGTAGCATAAGCAGCACTGATGGCTGACAACGATCCGCCGCTGAGTTTGGTATCTAAAATATTCTCATCGGTAATTGACACACTGCCATCACTTTCTTCAGGACGGAAAATCAACGTATCTCCATTGTTTACTAATAGATACTGACCTATTTGAATACCATCAGTGACACCGTTGCCTACGAATGTTGGCATTTCCGCTGCTGAATTAGTGCCTGTGCTTGAATCTAAAATACTGCTGCCGTCTACACCATACTGAATATAATTTTCATCATCTACCCGTACAGTGATGTTGGTATCTTTGCGTTTGATGTAAATGTTAATTTTCTGATCGGCAGCCGGTACATACGGTAATCTCACTGTGAATATTTCCCAGAACGCTTGCCACTCTTCTGATATAGTCGGGATGATTATGTTTCCTGCGGCGTCTACGCTGTCTTTCAGTGCTTTGTACAACACCCCATTAACTTCTAGAATTTCATTTTTCAAATATATTACTGTGGAATCTACAAATACCGTAATACCATCTACTATGAAATAGTAATCTGCGCTGGCTTCAACTGAATCCCAGCTGTCGGTAAACCACGGCAAGGCATCCCAACCACCAGTGACATCAAATGTTGTGCCTTGTATTCTCACGCCACCAAAATCAATACCTGTCATTAGTTGGTTCAGTTCTTTTCCTAGCATGCCTGCTTTTGGCGTGTAGATCTGTTGGATCCTGTTTACCGCATCAAACAATTCTATGTTTTTGTCATATATTACAGTGATTTCATCACCTATCAACGGGGCTTGATTAAACACTAGCTTTCCACGCAGCAATTTGTAACCACCAGTGTTTTGATAATACAATGATATCTGGAATTCACTGCCTAGAACCACTTGTGTTTTTTGTGTGGTGAATATTTTTCTAGTGACTCTGATTCGATTTTTATCATTCGTCGGTGCATAATTCAAAAAGAATACAGCACTACTGCCACTGGCAGTAAATGTCTGTGTCTGCGAAAAATTCTCATAGATCCCGTTGGTAGAAAGTCTATCAAATTTCAAAGACACATCAAACACACGCACTTGAGAATTGCCTATGATTGCAGTGGCTCGAGCGGGCACGGCAGTAGATGAGTTTCCTCCTACTAATGTAACTGTCGGAGCTGTGAGATATCCCATGCCTTGAGTCAACATCTGTATACCAGACACTCTACCATTTGAAATAAATGCACGGGCTGTTGCTCCGACACCGTTTCCTTCTATCAATACCTTGGGTGGAGTGAGATATTCTGTGCCTTGCTGGTACACTTCTATAGCTGTAACTTCGAAGCCTTTATTATCTGTCCACCATTTCCATGGGTACTGTGATATTTCAAAAGACGTAGAATTGACCGGGTTGGCTCGGCCGTCAAATATAGAATATGCTGGTGGTAAATCAAAGTCAGCTACCGCTGATGCATATGATTCTGGTTGGTCATATCGACTTACATATTCTCTAACTGTGGTTCTAAAAGGTTTAACTTCGTTGATATACTCCTGATAACTTGATAAATTATCATTCTTATAACTTGGCGGGCTTGCTAGTGGTCCTATATTATGTGTGGCGTTGAGAAAACTGGTCTTGAAAACCCAATCAACATATTGTTGCTCGCTGAGAACATGTCTAATAGAGGCAAAGAACAGCTTATTCCATTCAACCGCATAATCCCCCACAAATATATTTTCTTTTACTGCTGCGAAAATATTTCTGAGTTCTTGCGAATTTTCAATGTCATAGGTTGTGGTATCAAATGCCTGGGTGTTGTCGAACCCTACCCCGGTTACCCCTGCATTGTATAGTGCAGAGTCAAGTTGTATCGTGCCATTTTGTCTACCAACCAATAGATACTTGTCTAAAAACGTTTGACCCGTTTCTTGTATTCTTTCAAATATTGCCCATCCGCCTGCGGCATATTCTTTAACTTTTATTATATCGCCTATAATTACAAGGTCATCAATTACTTCAAAAATATTAGAATATTCTCTGATAACACGTAGATTTACACTGTATCCAAGTTTAAACCAATCTACTTTATTCCAATATGTTGTTGTGTCATATGCTTGTGATCTACTACGGAAATATGTCTTGCGTTGATCATCCCAAGAATATATGCTCCAGAAATTATTCAGCGTTGCATCATTGTTTACTAACACAGAAAAATATCTTACCTCAACTTTGATCACGCTGTATTTCTTACCACGATTAGTAACTACTACAGCAATTACCCTGCCTTGTCCATCAATGTGACATATTGCGGTGGCATTCAATCCATCGCCGGTGATTATCACTGGAGGACCGATATAAATTCCAGATTGTTCTTGATCAAATAATTCTTTAGGCTTGTAACCATATCCCGGATCTATTATATCTATTGTGTCTAATTCGCCATTGATTAAATTACCACGAAGCACAGCACGTTTTGTATTCACCGTGCCGACTGTCTGCAGATCTATTTCAGTGTCTACTGCAATATCATATATATTGAGAACAGCACTAGGAGCTGCATCTACTTTGTTTAAATTGATGTATTCTATGGTTTCAGCAAAGGTTTCATTTATCAATATCTTATTGATATATTCTATAACAATTTGTAATGCCAACAGCCTATTCACAAACATAGACTGACGTGGCCTAAAATCTATACCATATTTTTGTTTAGCTGGAAGATTTATATCAGGTATTGTATTTCCAACTATATCCGAACCAACAAGACTGTCAATCCATTTATTCTCTAACTTAGCAGAAGGCACATTATCAGCCACTCCCTCTGTGAGCAGTTGGTATTCGTTATGGATCGGATTCTGTGATTCCAAGCTGTTGTTTATTTGTAGGTTGAGCAATGCTGTATCGGACAGCATTATGGTTTTGAAATTGTATGTAAGGAACTTATTGGATTCTATCAATGCTACAAAAGCAAGGTTCGATCCTGCTGGATTAGAAATTAATCCAGCCACATCTGCGGCAGATTTTGTTCTGCCTGGCATGTTGTTGGGAATAACCGCTTTGCTTCTTACCCAATAATAATATAATGTTTCCGCTACAAGTCCAGTAGTTGGGCTAAAGAAAAATTTTACACTGTAAACATCATTGTTAGGATATAACGGTTGACCGCTAATTCCTTGAACAAGTCCTGCATTTGTATCTGCTAAAGCTGCCCATTCGTTGGGCAACAGCACTGTCTCAACCCATTCATACACATCTATGCTTGAGCCCGTTACCTGTTGATTCCAATTCCCTGTTTTATACGCAGAGTCTTTTTGTTCTGCATATTGAAATTTTGCAGTGCTGGTATTCCACCATAGTTTTCCTACATTTTTTTCTAGCCAGTTTATAGTCGTATCTACTACCACTTCAGCTGTGCCTATTGAATACACCGCAGGATCGTATGGTGTTTTATACTTAATTTCTTGTTCTGCAATATTGAGAATTTTTCCCCTTGCAGCGTCAATGAAATCTATGTCTTGTATCTTTACATTTTTTACATTATCATAGAGTTCAATTTTTTTAATTTTTCTTAAATCTACCAATGGTTGTTGGCTTGTAAGCACAGACCAACTTGCATCTGCACTGGCTGTAAACAAACGAGCTGTGCCTTCATATGCGTTTGAGTCTGTGTTTTTAAAGTATGGCGATCCTACTAGTAATTTTGTACCTACACAGTCTATGCTGTGCCCGAATGATTCATCTGCCTGTAAATCACTGTCTAGTTTTTCTGTGAGAAAGAACAACTGATCTTTGTTGTCAAATACATAGACACCGCCAGTGAACCCTTGCTCGATGTAAAATCTTGTTCTTGCATTATCAAATGTTGTGCCTTCTAATATATCAAAACTAATAGGAAAAGGAGTTTTGGTATTTCTAGCACCAACTGCTATTTTGGACTTGTCTGGACTTATCGAAACAGCAAAACCAAAATATTCGTTGGCGTAGATTTCATAACTCTGCAGGCGCTGTTTAACACGGAATTCAGTTGTTTGTTGATCTAGTTCTAGAACATAAACAGCACCCTGGTCTTGATAATTCACATCCGACCTTGGACTAGAAACCACAAGAGTGTTTCCGTTGGAATCTAGATCCATAGCAAAGCCAAATTGATCTCCTGTGCTTATCACCAGTCCAGAATCTATATCAGTAAATGATGACAGTGTGCCTGCATTGATCATCTGAACAAATTCATATGAATCATACACTGTTTTCTTGTAAACAAAAATTTTACCACTTGATGTTGTGGTGCTGTCTCCTACCTGTTGCCAATTGGCACTCGATGAAGGATCTTCATTGTAGCTGCGGTATGTGCTGTCTGGGCCTAAAAATGCATCTCCCAATTGATAATATTGATAAGCAGTGCCAGGCGATCCCTGGAATCTCACTGTTTCTCCTTCTACATATTCAACATCAGCTCGCCATACTCCGCGATAATTAGCAAAGTATTGTCCATCGCTGTCTGGAGCGCCTATAACTAAAATGCTGCCGTCCCTACTCATGGCCATAGAATATCCAAACTGGTCGCCCTGCTTGATTAATTCTGCTTTTTGTGAATTAGTTAATAGGCCTGTGGTAGTAAACTCCTGGGTAGATCCGTCGTCTTCTACAGAGATGTTAGTTGGTAGAGAGCAATGCGTTGATATATCGCTGACTTTGAGCCAATTCTGTGAATCAAGTGTGATGGTGCTGCCATCTGATGTTGACCCGTCTAGACTCTGCCATAGATTACCTCGCACTGTTTCTGAAATAGGATCTTGTGCTGCCTGCCATACTATTTCATCTTGCTTGTAGGAATCGGTTAGATTGTAGATACCTCTGTAAAGAGGATTCTCCATGTGTGTCCACTCTGTGCCTGTGTGCTTGATAAGATATACTCTGCCTGTGTTATTGTACGATCCTACAGCAGATACTGCTAGATAATATTCGGTTCCGTTTACACCAATGGTAATTTCAGATCCAAATTTTTCATTGTCTATTGGTCTCGGGCTCACAAATGTTTCGATGTTAACATATCTTCCGCTGACAAATTCGTATACAGCAACCATGCCCTGTTGATAATAACCGGGGTTGGGTGCTGACGTTTCAGCAGGGATAACAGTGGTATGTGGAACCCAGTCATCTGAATTTATAGCTATTTCTGAACTGCCGTCGACGGCTGCTGTGTTAGCGTTTAGTGCTCGATATAATCTACCACTGTACAACACAATGTCGTCCTGTGCATAAAACACGTCCACTGCCCATTCGCCTCGGTATCTGTTGGTTACTCCGCTGGCTCTAGGAGCGCCTATTATTAGATATCTGCCGTCCGGACTGACTGCCATCTTTTCACCAAATGACCCCAGTGCTGCTTCATAAAAGCCTACCGGTGGTGCAATAATCTGTTTTAACACCAGTCCGGTGTCGTCTTCAACATACACGTTGACAAATCCTGAATTTGGAATAGCCACAATCGTGTGTCTATTAACATTGTCATAAATTACCTTTGTGCCTGCACCTAGTGGGGCAGATAGTCCAACGTTGTCTATGTTTTTTGCTGAATAAATCTTATTCTTTTCAACAACTTCCCATTGATTGTTGCCGTTGTTGTCTACGAAAACCAAAGATTTGTTTTTTAACAGTGCTGCGGCCTGTTGATCTACATCGGAGTAATCAACAAATCTAGCAACAGTCAATAACTGCAGATTAGCTGTGGTGCTGCTGTCTATTTCAGGATCTTCTATGTCTGCGTTCACTGTGACTGTGATAGTTGTATTAGTTACTGAACTAACTTTGAAAAATCCTTTTAGATTGAAAATTTCACGAATACCTATAAAATCATCAACTGCTATAGAATGCGGACGATTCAATGTCAATGTAACTGTGGTATCATCTATTCTAACCACTTCCAAAACATAAAGAAGCACAGATTCATTTACTCGTAGCACTTGCCACGAATCTTGATAAAATGTCACCCAGATGTGATCAGCTTCATTGACCGTGTCGATATCTAGTGTGGTCAAGGCATCTAGATTTTTAACAGTGTGTTGGCACTGGTCGGCACTGACATAGCCTGCTGTAAACAACGGCTCGGTATCGAGTGTGGTGGGTAAAAAATCCACTGTATAAGGCACAGGAGCAATGGTGAAATCGTTAGCGGTGATACGATAATACGGATCTAAAACAGTGTCGCTTATTGAAAGACTGGAAATATGCAGTTGAGGAGTTAGTTTAAATTTATTTTTTTCCAACTGTATTTCAACTTCTGTGAATTGATCTGTGCCACCCATCTGACCCAGTCTAAATGCCCACTCTTCGTTGAGAACAATACTGCCTGAGCCAGATCTACTCAGCTTGTCGAATATTTTGGTAATGCTGTTCGATGTGCCCTTTTCTCTAATAAATCCTTGATACAGTTGAAATTGGCTTACACTGTCTTCTGCTAGGTTCTGCAGATAATCTCTCTGTTGATATCCCACGGCGTGTCTAGCAAGTTCACGTTGACTTTGATTTATACCTTGTGATGTAGTTTCAAAATAATCGCTGAACTGATTAATCTTGTAATCAAAATTTGAAACAAGTTGCTTAACTGGCGTAGAGTCTAATTTAGCCCATGACGAATTAATAAATATTTCCGAACCTAATTGGTTGACCAGGCTGGTATAATTGTTAGATTTGTAAGATACTATATCACCGAGTTTATAATCTTTAAATGGCTTCCACACATCTATATTAACATTGTCAAATATAAAACCTGGACTAGTATAATCTCCGTCCCAGTCCACGGTTCGGAATGCCTGCATTTTTATGCGTCCTTGCCGATATCCTGTAGATTTATCGTAAATTATGTCATTAAACACTGTGCGATCATCGAACACGGTGACATGCTCTTTAATCACATAATGCAATCGTGCGTAATATATACCGTCGGTGGTGTTAGTAGTTTCTAATTTTATATTCTGAAAACTTCTATTGACATTTAGGAATCTTGGAGCCAGTGCGGTTCCGTCGCCTTTGAATATCTGGTAATCATAAAATCCATCTACGAGATTATCTGCGGTACCGACAGCTACAGAAATTTCTAATTTTTGTGCTGCGGGGCTTAGTGCTATGATTGCTCCCGATTCCCAATTGTGCTTGGTCCAGAACATAAACTCTTTTGAAGCACTAAGCCAGTCTTGGCTGGTGGCATTTTGAGCATCATAATTATCAAATATAATCCCTTGTGTTTTGAGATAACTTTCATAGCCCAACAGCAGATCTACCACTTGTTGTATACTTGTAAGTAGTGTGCCGTAGCTGAGTTGTCTCACTGTGATGGTATTAAATATACGTCGACGCCTTGCTTCTACAGCGCCTATCTTTGGTACATCTCTTAGTTTCTGCCATTGCGCACGGTCAAAATCTCCGCTACTTCGATGTGTTTTTAATGCACGGTAAAAATTGCTTTGGTATCGCACCAACGCCCCATTGTTATAGTTTTTTTCTTCTATCCAATCTGTGAACGGCTCGCTCACACCACCAACAGAAATCACAGGATCTTTTTCACTGGCCTGAGGCGAATGATAGTTAAAGTAGGGATGTATATCATCATACCCTGCTGCTATCCAACCACCTGTGGTTTTTTCTAATCTCACTCCACTATAATTAATCGTGGTTATCGGGCTGCTTACATTGAATATGATGTCATAGTTTTCAGGAGGTATGAAAATACTAGCAGTTGTTGACGCAGGATTTTTAGAGTCTAATAAATATTTCTGCTGTTGTTGGTCGACAAACCCACTCATTCTAAAACTAAGAGCCACATCTAGTTTTTCAACTTTTTCCTGCAGACTGTCTGCAGATAATCCTTGTGCTTTTGTGTAACTAATGAGGTATTTGACCAAGCCTACTGAGTTAACATCTAAAACATTTGACGCAATATCATCCACTGTAACAAATAACCCTGTGTTTGTATTGATGTATTGATCTAGTTTATTTTTGGTAATTCTCGACCGATCAAAGTTATCAGGAATATACTCAAATGGTTTCATGAGACACATAGCTGAGACAATCGCAAAAGGCCATTCTGCACTAGATCGCCAAGCATATTCAACCGGAGATACATCACCTAGCACAAATGTTCCGCGATTATTGATCAAAGAAAAATCTTGCGCAAGATTGGAATCCAACGGACTTAATAACACGCCATCACCGTCTACAGGGATATGCGATAGAAGGCCAGGGCGCTTGTATCTATCATGCCTGCCAGCTCGGGTGCCTTGGCGAATAATTCCTGCTTCGAGATCTTCCCATAGGATTAAATTGTTGTTGGTGTACGGAGAAGGACCATATTCTGCTTGCCACCAATCAGGTTGTTCGCTGAACCCCAACATTTCCCAGGGGCAACGATGAGGTCTATCTGTGTCATAGAAATGCTGATACACTCCCCTCCAGTAACCGGGAATATTCTTAGTTTTAGTGGGGTCTGTCATATTTGAATATGTGTACGTGAAGGAGTTTTCACTGTCGAAATATTCATTTAATGTGTAATTTATATTGGTGTTTTGTATCCATTTTAGAAAATCTTGGACTACTATGCTGTCTAATTGTTTTTTGTTATATTCACCGACGCCATAATGTCCAGCTAGTATTTTATCTATGTCAAATACCGCAGGATTGTATTCCTGCTTGATATTGTTGTAGATACGCAATTCCAATTCCAACAATAGGTCATCTCTAAAATCACCGAACGCCGCTGTGATACTACCGTCGTGGCCTTGTATCACATGTCTAGGCTCTTGGTATGTGTCATCAAGAAACTTCTTAGGAGTGTATTTTTTGTACAGCCCCATAGATGTAGGAGTGGGTGGTATATGATTAGTAGCTGTGCTGAGATATTCTCTAATTTCGATTACATCTGATACTTCTAGTGTCACTAGTAATTTCACAAAGCTAAATGTGTTGTCAAACGCATAATCAACATTATTCAATAATTGTATGCCATTCTTATACACATACACTGCTGTGGTGCTGGGCTTTGTTAAATCAAATTGTTGTGATAGACTAAATGTTGATATTCCTGTGTCTTCTACCACTGTGGTTAACGCAGTAAACGCTCCCGTGCCTATCATGTCCGAATTAGCGAAGGCATCCTGTTCAGTTTTTACAGCTGTGAGACTGTTGACGATGTCGTCTACAAAGTCATTTACTGTGTCATTGTAATCAATTTCCGTAGATCTTTGCAAGAAATTATTTTTAAAAACTGTGTATTCTTTTTTGGCATGTTGTATCGCTTTGAATATGTTATGTGTTTTATCACACAATGTCATCACTGCCAAAGGAGTATTACCGCTGTGCTTTAAAAACCTTGAAGCATACAATCTGTAGTCTTGCAGGTCTCTGAGGTTACTTAGTCCCGGCAAAACTCCAGTAAAATCTTTCGACCATTCTACCGCACTTACAATATGATCAGTTGCTTGCCCTAGAGTAAAAGACTCGATCGCTGTGTTAAGAGGATTTTTTTCTATACCCGTTGGCATTTCATAATAACCTTGATCGGGTTCTATGTCAGCAATTATCTTTATCACAACCACATCTTTGGAAGCAAACGTTTTGTCAAATACAAACGTACCTCTATTTCTTGTCCAGGTGCCTTGGTATTTGCTTCCGTTTAGATAAAAATTTATTTCTGGTTCAGCTGTGAGACTTTCCCAGCTCACCGTTCTAAAAGTCAAGGTATCAGTTGCAGTGTCTATTATTCGATTATCTATTATTGGTTGTGTATACTTTGCGTCTAATTTCTGCCAACCATTGGCAAATACATTAGATCCAACTTTATAAAAACCAGTAGAAATTTTTTGTGCTACAGGAGTTTTATCAACGTTGTATCGAAATAGTTGTGTCTCCCAATTCCAATTAAATTCAATGTCTCCAATATTGTCTATATTGAGATAACTTAGTCTAAAACCTAACTCGTTGTCAATCCTACCATTGCCAGGTTTATAACTAAGTATAGGCGAACCAAAAAACTCTGTATCGGAATAGCTGTCAGAATCCCCAAAACTTGTTCCAGTACCATCGAATACATCAAATAATGGTGGCTGATTCACTGTGATTTTTTGTTGGCTAACTACCCAATTTAAACCGTCAAAGTGATACATTAACCCTTTGTTTTTATTGCCTCGGGTAACAGACACGCCCTGTCCAAGTATTGATTCAGTATCTTCAGTTTCCTGTAAATGTATCTGTGTGGAATTATTATGTGTGATAAATTGCACTGAGTATATTTTATTATTTGATAATCTGTCAGTGTCGGCTACTACTAGAATTCTTGCACCGTTAAATAAAAATTCACCGTCTATGTTGTACCCAGGTGATCCTTCTATGGTCGAGAACACGTCCGTGGTCACTGAGTCAATATAATCCACAGATAGCTTTGCTGTGGTTCCGTGATTAAACAGTTGTAGATTGGGTAAAAATTCAATTATAGGCCGTTTGGCTCTTGAGGTTTCTGTGGCTGGAAAATCTTCTCCCCGTAATTTATAGGCTTTTTCCAATACTGATCTATGAAACCAACGATTGTACCTACTCCACGGATTGTTGTCTGCACTGTTTCTAGAAATAGTGATATAATCTTTAAATGCAGCATATTCCGAAGCGTCATCGAACGGTTGGGTATCGAATCCCTCATTGTCAAACAATACTTCAGGCACACCTGCACTCAACGCAGGCACCGTTAAATCTCTGAATCTAGTCAATGTAATAGCTGTTCCAACTCCTTCTATCAACCAGGAATCGTTAGCATATTTTGTAGGCATTACCTTGCCAGTAAATTCCACAATCATACCGTTTGAGAATTCAATACCATTACCGCTGGTATATGTAATTTTTCCAATTATTTCTAATTCTACATTGACAAATGTATTTTCTTCTATGTCGGCGATAACAAATCTGCCAAAAGCATCAGCAGTAATTTTACTCTGATAATACAAAACATCAGGTGCGTCATACGGTACAGTAAAACTCAATGTGCCATTTTCAATCCCGTTGTTTGTCACTCCTTTGTCGAATATCAATGCTGTGCCTTGATTGGCAGATTCTACAAATTGCCAGTCTTCGCTGTCTATGGTGATTGAACTGGCATCTAGCACTGTGATATCACGAACTGCTCGCCATAGTTTAGAATCATATACAGCAAAACTACCTGCTCGATATAATTGATTAGGTCTAAACAGCAACGATCCTGCATCATAATTTGTGCGTATGCTGAATCCTTCTCCTGGAGCATTTATTTTAAATTGATAAGTTTGGCCACGAAATAAAGTTACTGTGGGATTATTTGTATAACTGTCGGGGCTAAAAACAAATGAATTTTTTGTGGTGCCTAGAACAACTTTATATGTGCTGACAGTTTCTGCAGATTGGCCTGCGATATTAATACTACGTGGGCCTAGTGGTTCCCAATAGTATTCACGATAGTTTATAAATTTATCCCAATCTATTGGAGGATTCCACGAGTAGTGAGTTTGACCGGTTATCTTATCATCTCGTTCAATAGTATTTCCAAAAAATTTCAGTTGATTTTTTACATCTATATAATCATAGAAATTTTCTATTTTATCATGATTTTTAAATATCACTCCAGGTTCAAGTTGATAACTGCTTCTCAATGTAGCATCTGTGTCAACATAAACATCGTTGCCGTTATAGGTTTTATCGTATCTACGGCCTAGGTATCCTACAACTTTATCCAACACACCGGGTTGTATAAGTGGATCAACTACAGCAGATAAAAATTTATCGTTGGCAGGAGTTTGAAAAATTACAGGGAGTAGTTCTACTGATCTGCGTATAGGCAATCCGCTTTTGGGGAATTTATCAGCAGCCATTATTAGTATCCTCCACTGCTATATGTTGTGGTCTGAATATTTTCAGACTGCACACTTGTGTTTGTTCTTACGCCTATTTCAGACGCAGTGATTGCGGACACAATTTCTATGTCATCCACGGTAGCGGCACTGATTAAAATTTCATCAGGATTGCTTTGTATTTCAAATAGGCTGCCAAATGCTTGACTAGATTGTCTTGGAATAATAACAATATTTGCTAAATCCGGTGCTACTGTATTCAAGATATAGGTAGTAAGTTCACCCATGTAGAATCTGTCTCCAAAATCCCAATTATTGATATCAAAGAAATTATTAATTGCTGAAATAATTCTTACCTTGAGATCGTTGTCATTGATAGATAAATTTTGATTTTTAACAACTTTAAATATCGCTTGGAGTGCAGGATCTGCTTTGGCTCCAAACAAAATTTTGTATTTGACGGGATGATATATTATATCATCACTTATGCTTTTTATCGAGGACAATGCAGAACCGAATGTTGTTCTCAACGCCTCGCTGGTAGGAGCTACTGGCTGTATGTCTGTGCCGCCGGCCAGATATATTCTATAACTCTCATCATAGCTTCTAATTAATAGAAAAATGTCAATAATATTGCTTGAAGAGGGATCTATTCTTCTATCAACGCTGGCGTTGTGTATATATTGGAATTTAAGATTTCTTCTACCCACAACTGCAGAATATTCATTGGCAATGTCTAGAGTATTGGTTATTCGATTCACACGTTTAATTATATTCTCACTGGTGTCATAAAAATAAATTAGCTGTTGGTCGGGGTATGTTAAAGAATCTGTTAGATCTACGTTGGTCTGTTTGTTTCTTATTAATATAAGATCTGACGAGTTATCAACTAATGTGTTGATTCTACTGCCGTATATATCGTTCGAGGTTTTGAAAAATAAAAAATTTAAATCTGTGTCAACTCCTACTATATTTTCAAATGATTCAGGATTATCTATCACACCGTCGTCGTCAGAATCTCTAAAACTCAATTTGATTTCACTGGTGCTTTCATATCCGTCATCAAACTTCAGTGTATCACTGATTTCAAATGCAAAATCCTGAATCAACTGTGTGACAAAATCTTTTCCGGTATTAACACCAAGAACCTTGATTTGGTCTTTGACTACTGCTCCTATCTGATCATTGTAACGTTTTTCATTTTTATCAAAATAAAATCTATTTTGATTCACGCTACCAAAAATATAACCAAGCCTTCTAATTCTCACAGTGTAGCTGTCAGGTTGTCTCACAAAAGCCACTATCCACGAACTGTCGACGTTGGTACTCGTGGTGTCTCCGGCCTTACCGAGGATAAAATCATCTACAAGATTAAGATTGTTGCTAGTAACCAGCTTCCACTGTGATTCAGTAGATTCGTACCTCAAGCCAAAATTTTGATTTTCAAATATCTGATTGACAATTTCTGTTTCGAGAGCTAAGGGCAAATCGTTGATAAATCTTGGCAATATCCTAGTGGCAATGGCTCCTGTCGGTACAGCAACATTCAATAATACAGGGCCAAGACCTTTGGTATAAGTTCCGTCTCCTGTGACTTTGATTATTTTAGTCCATATATAATCTGTTTGATCTGCGTTATTGGCATCGGCTGGGACTATTTTTCCTTTTTCAAATCTACTGCCTGTGGGGGCTGTAAATTTCACTGCTGCATTAGTTAACACATATTTTAGATTGCTGGTCGAATACACTCCGACCGGCAACTGCGAATTATCTATAATATTTTTAAAATAACCTGTACTGGTTGCTGTGGAAACAGATTGCCATACGGTATTAGCATCAGTGAATAATATTTTATCAAATTTTGTAAAATAAAAATTATAAACTTCAGAATCAGTGAATACAGGTTCTAGATTTCGTCTAATAAAATTAATAATATCTATTCTATTTGTAAATTTAAACGACAGCACAGATTCATCTTGTTGTTTATAAATGTATCCGTCACTGCCAAACACATTGATACTGCTGTACTTGCCAGTGGCATCAAGAATATCAAAATTTCTACTGATGCCGCTGCTAGTTCTGTTTACTGCCTTGATTTTTACAATGTTCTGTGACCCTAGCAGTGGTGCAAGATTATAATCTTCTGCGGTGATCATTCTATTTTGAGTGTAATAGACTGCAGGAGCATTGGCACGAATGGTATCTATATCTTCCGAGGCTGCGGAATTGGCCACTGTGTTTTGTAGAGCAAGGCCAATAGTCAGTGTATGTTCTACGTTATTTTTGTTGCGATACACTACAGAAATATTGATTCCTTTCAATTCATTCGGATATATGGTATATGATAAACCATTGCTGGTTCTATAAAATACTCTGAACGATCCCTGTGGCAGATTACCGTAGACGCCGTCGGCGAACACAAGATCGATGTTGTCATTTTCTTTGGTGTTGATAGCATAAATGTTACGTATGTCTTGTGTTATGCTGTTATATGCTATGTTGTTGCCTACTAGAGACGATACCTTAGTCCATTCCTCTAACTGAGCACCCTGTGAATTTAAAGAAAACAACCATACGTCATCATTGTTGATGTTGCCTGCGTCTACAGCAATTTTTTCATTGGTAGTCGGCACTGTTACTGTAAAATCTGCTAATTCCAAGCTGCCCTGTTTAAACAATATAAAAAATCCTGTGTTGGCACTTCCTGGTCCCGATCCATCATTCTTATACACAAATCCTAGTTGGTTACCCGGCACTGGGGGTTCTTCATATATATTTTCACTGTTTTTAAAAGCTGTGCTTACGATTTCAAAATTCACACTTCTGCTGGCCACAGTTTTAGAGAATGAAAACAAAGGCACATCAGAGTTTGCTGTGCGGAATCTATATTGTTCTGTGGCAATGCCTTGTATGGTTGCAGATCCTTGACTGCGACCAAATTCTGTGTTGTCTGCCATAGACGAGTTCAGCACAGTGAGAAATTGTTCCAGCCAGTTAGCGTTGGTAGGATCGTTCCAGGTTATTAATTGTTGAGCAAGATTTTTTCCATTGCTGTCTAAGATATTGTCGGTGGTTCTAACTGTAGAAAATTTCAATAAACCGCTTGCAGCCACAGTGCGTTTGGCATTATAACTCAGCATGCGAGCTATGCGCAGCACACTTTCTTTGGTTTCTGCAAGTTCAATGAAATTTTCTCTGCTGGCAAGATCTATACGGAATGCCAGGCTTTGTCCTAGAAATGCTACTGCATCAATCAATGCCATGTATTCAGAACTTTCTATGTAGTCATTGAAATCTTCTGGATAATTTTCACGTAGATGTGTGATGATGACTCTGCGCAGATTTTCAAAGTCGTAGCTGCGGAAGTCAGCGTTTTTAAACGTCTGATAGATTCTGGTCCAATCTTGATTCAGTATGAGGTTGTTTTGTCTGCTGGTTGTGGTCATACCAATATTTACCCTTAAAAATAAACTGCTTAGTTAATCACTCTATTGTTTTTGTCAAAATTCAAGGTCATGCGTTCTGTGATGTTGAATGGAATGTAGACTAAATCTGCCTGAATTCGCATGCCTTGATCTGTGCTGTCTATGTTGATTTCGGTGACTGCAAATCTAGGATCATAGTTGATGATAGCTTCTACATCCTTGGCTATGATTTCTTTGACATCTGGTGTGAAAGGTTCAAACAGCATGTCCCAGATTACTGTGCCAAATTCTGGGTTTTCTAACTTTTCGCCCTTGCGGATATAAAAATGATTGATTAAATCCTGTTTGACAAGATTAATATCGTATAGTTTGAAGTTCTTGCTGGCTTCGCTGGAACTGAATCCCTTGTAGGTGAATTGTCCTTGATTCTGCGTCACTGTGGCAGAACGTTGCGCTGCTGTCTGTTGATTGTATAATCTCGTTGCCATGATTAGGTGTTCCTGTCAGTTTTATCTGGTGTTAGCAGATCTGGTGCTCGGTGTTCATGCAGAGCCCAAGGTTCATGCATGGGTATGCGTTTCATGAAGCTCTTCACAATGCCTGCTTGATAACGCTGATCCCAACCTGCTGCTGTGCTGGTAGCTGGGTTATCTCTGAGATCGTATGGTCTTACAAAATCAGCGGGCGCAGCAGTTTCTGCATTGTTTGGGCCATTGAAATTGATTTTAGTACCGTTGAGTTTGAGCTCAGATCCACTACCAAGATTTATGTCTGAAGTAGAGCTGATCTTAGTTTCTGCTCCGGATGCAATATCTAAATCGTTGTTGGTGGATATTTTAGTCTTGGCTCCTACTAGTATGTCAAGATCGGCACCCACTGTGAGCTTGGCATCTGCGTTGATTAAAAACTCCATGTCTGTGGCAATTTCCGCATGCCACTTGCCTGTTTCAGTTCTCATATTGATATTTCTACCGGCTTCTAGATTTATGTCTCGGTCAGCACGTATGTTGAGATCCTGTTGAGTATGCACACTGATGCTGTCTTCGGCATACACATCTATCTTACCGTTACTGGTAAGTTCTATCCATGCTGTTCCTCTAGCATTGGCAATATAGATTAGGTCTTCTGAATTATGCATTAAGATCTGATGCCCAGTCCTAGTTCTTACTCTAAAGTATTCACTGGCTGGGATAGTTGCAGAACCAGTATCACCTTTTCGTTGATTTTCTGCGTCTAATAGATCAATGTACTTTACCGGTCCGTCAGCAGCAGATGTAGCTCTATGAAATCTATCATTGCCGTCATCCATGACCAACTGTGTGCCACCTAGTCTACTCACAGGCACCGTGGCCAAACTGTCTGACTTGCCTATCTGCTGTTTTTTTGCACCAACTCTGCGATCAAGAGGACCCGGAGTAGATATACCAAACACCATGCTAGGAGCTTCCCGTCTTGGTGATGAAGTAGTAAAACCCCTAACATCATCTTCTAATAATCCTTGCTCGAGAAATCTATCTGCGATAGGATGCACTACTCTGGGGAATTTTTCGGGATCGATCTGTTGCTCATCGCCGTTGATGCGTTTGTTGATTTCAGCCACAGGCAAGGGCAATGAGGTATCACCGTATCTTTTTTTATCTTCAGCATCAAGAGTGTTCACAGTGCTACCGGCAATAGCTGGAACCATGTGGTTAATATTAACGCCCGGCACACAGGCAAACCAAAATCCTGCGGCAGGATCTCCATTCACAAACAACACCAATACATTGACTCCTACATCAGGTGGTACAAACCACATACCATATGATTTCTGGGTGTCATTGAATCCGTCTATGGTTGATTTAGTTCCATCATTCTTGCCCATGAACTCAAATGGCGTGTATCCAAAAAATGGCGATGCGTACTTGACAATAAAAGTTTGACTGTCCTCGCCGGATGTATTTGACTGGTCCTTTAACAAGTTGACTTCGATTGACCCATTGAATGAAGGATCAAGATGACTGATCACCCTGGCAATATAGATACCAGTGGTTAATCCACCACTCCTGTCTGCGTCGTCAACTGACGGTCTTGATAATTCAGCCATTAATTTTTTCCTAGATCTCGATAATACCTAAATCCAACTCTTCTTTGAGATTGGTTCGGGGCAGCACTCGTAACGGGTGCAGCACTTGTAGCAGGTGCAGCAGCATTCGCAACAGAGTCGGCGCCAACATTAGAATTACCGGAACTGTTGTCTACAACAGATGTCTTTGGTGGTTCTTTCTCACCTATTTCAGTGGCTGGAGTATCAGCCTTGGTCGTCACCACCAACTTGTCATATTCTTCTCCAGTTTCTGGGTTAATGGCTCTTACAGTCTCAGGTCCTTGCGGTCCTGGCATTCTTATACATTTTAATTTTTGTTTCCAATTTCCATCATTGAATGTATTTTCACAGGATACCACCCTATATATACCACCAAATGCACTTTCCTTTCCCGATATTGAAAAATCATATAAACCTGTTTCTTGGTTTATATCGGCTGGAGTTCTGAATGTCATGTAGATGTAAACGTTGCCGCTTTCGTAATTCATTGTGCCATCATCTGTGATCTGGGCTGTGGGTGAAGCAGCACCCACAAAATAGTTACTCATTCCCGAATCTATCAACCAATAAGGATCACCAAGTATTTCAAGGTTTACTGTGACCATGTCAGCACTGCTGCCGCTGATAAATGCTTCTTGAAAATTTTCTGCAACGTTTTGTTCAACTGTTTTGTAGTCAGACCCACCTTTGAATCCTTTCAATAGTCTAGGATCACGCATTGGTCTGGATCTACCAGTTTGAGCACCTTGCACTTTTTGGCCGGCCTGTCCTTTACCTGTTTGGGTAGAAGAATTTTTTGTTTCAGATCCGAATTGATCTTGTGCGGCAGTTTTAGCAGCATCAGCTTCTGGTTTAGGATTTGCTCCTGCATAAAATAAATTATTGATGTCGATACTGAAACTAAGGATGTCGACATTTTGTCCGGTATAGATATATTGATATTCTTTGACAACATCTTTCATGAGTTCTGCATATCCTACTGGTGCGGACGTGGCATTGGCAAATATGCTTTGATGTACTAGATATGGCACAACTCTGTAAGTGATCTTTTTTGCGTAATCGCCTGTGAGCTTGTCAGGTTTTAATAGCTCTAGTTGCACATCTAGTTTGAACCACTTGATGAATCCCTGTGGTGTGAGATTTTGTGGCTTCAATGCATTTGTGGCATATTCTGAACTGAGAATAATTTGGTTGATGATTGCGGTCAATGACTGGCTCTGGCCGAATTGAAAGGCTCGAGTTTTTGGATCTATGGTCATGCCATCTCTAATTAACACCCCTGTTTTTTCATCGTATTGATCACCAGCTCGCTTGAAAACGGCTTTACCACCGGAACTTTGATTAAATCCTAGACTCGCAGAGGCTATATAGTTCTGGTCTAGCAGTTGAGGATCTTTTTTAATCACATCGGCTGGCACTGCTGCTATCTTCACTTCTTTGCCAGGGTCTGTTGTGGCTCTTTTTATTTCTGCCTGACTTCCTGCTGAACTTTGCCAGTCACTGGAAAGTATGGGAAACTGTATCACATATTCATCTGTTTCAGTGATTTTGCCGTCGGCTTTTAATTTTTTTTCATTGTCGTTGAGATAGGCTACGAGACTGCCTTCGCTGCCTGACAACAGATCAAACACAAGACCAGGGCCGCTGGCAACTAGTTTTACATCACTGTAAGTGGTGTTGATGACATCAGAAAATCCTTGATGGTTATACGGTATGGCTTCTACCTTGTATACACTGCCTCCTTCATTGACCGTGAATTTAGTAGACGATAATTTCATTACAAAATACTTGGGTTTTATCTGAGATAAGTTCTGCCC